ACTTCACACAAATAATTTTTAACTAAAGTACCCCCCCCCCCATACTTCACACAATCTAGAGTCTTCGACTCTACTGGAGTAATGCATCCATGTCTGCTTACTCGTATGAGCTATATGCCATATATTTGACATGGTCTGCCTATGGATACATAGGCTCCTTTAAATTGTCTGGAGATGTGTATGAAACTTGTAAACTCTATTGGTATCTTTCGTGCTGTGTCTTCTTCAACTGTATCTGCTCTCAATGCTATTGAGCGTGGTGCAGTAGCTGTAGCTAATACTGCAAATATGGCAGTAGCCTTAACCGAATGGGGTAACGATGAGATTGAGAATCTCCGTCATCACCGTGCTATCAAGCGTGAGGTAGAAGGTGAAATCTTCCGTACCAAATACGTTATGGAAGCAGCTAAAGAAGTGGCAGAGGTACATGCAGAAGCAACCAAAGCTATGGCTAATGCAGACCCGGATGTTAAAGCTGTGTTCGATGAACTGGTAGCTAAGCACCTCAAAGCCAAATAACCGTATGCCTACTCTTCGGAGTAGGCTTTAAAAATTAAAAGCAGAACAGGAACAAAAACAAAAACAAGGTCACACATCAAAAACAAGAACACACATAGGGCCTAAGATAGATAGTAAGTAAGCACTCTGGAGTGTTCACACAACACAATCTGGCAGGTAAGTACTGTATACATATACACTGTATATAGATACATATCGATTCTGAAGCCTGTACGGTACCTAGGAGAAGAGCTAGGGAAAGGTAATAGGGTAGGATACCTGAACCTATTTAAATTGATTCTAGATACCTTACAAGCCTTATACATCACCGAGAAACTACCTCTTGTACCTTCGGTACTCGTGGATGAATAAGCCAGAGGCACTCAAATGGGAATCATCAGACCTATCATTGGTTCAATTCCAGAACCATCAACCCGAGTAGTCAACAAGTACAAGGAGCCATACGATGTCTATATCGGCAGAGGTAGTGTATGGGGAAATCCTTATACAGTTCAAGCATATGGCAGAGAATTATGCATTGCAATGTACGAGCAGTACATACGTCAGAGACTACATCAGGAACCTGACCTATATCTACAATTACTTGAGCTTAAAGGTAAGACATTAGGCTGTTTCTGTAAGCCTAAAGCATGTCATGGAGACATACTTATCAAGCTCATAGAAGAGTATTCAAACTAATACTCTAACTATCCCAATTCCAGTCAAACATACCATAGACCACTTAGAGACTATCTGGGTGGTCAGGAGAACTAATGTGCATACATTCAAATTCTATTTCTTAGATGGCTCAGTTGAGCAAGGCAAGGGTACATCTGTATCAGATGCATTCACAAAATTAGGTTATGGAGCAGGTGCTATTGCTTCATTAGATTACTATGAGCAACTCAATTAGAGAGAGCTAGTATGCTCAGTCAAATAACAGTATTGGAGTGTGTTCAAATTGAATGGGAGAAATATAACTATCTGCCATTCATTGACCGTTACAAACTAGTCTCACTTATCAAAAGAATACTGGAGAACTAATTATGTCATACAAAGTTGTTAAATCATGGGTTACTGAAGCTGGTCTGAATGCATGTGTACTGCTGGTCAATGATGGTTCACATCATTGTGGTTACGTAGAAGTTCCAGCAGCCATTGAGAACAAAAGGTTCGATGGGCATGGAGACGATGATGTATACATCACAGCACATGGAGGTATCACCTATCAGGGAATACCAGACTGGTCTAACGGTAAGACTGTCATCGGCTTTGACTGTGCTCATGCAGGTGACAGGATGAAATGCCCGGAGAAGTTCAAAGGTACAGTTATGGAGCACTCATTCATCTACACAGATGGAATCTGGAGAGATGAGGAGTACTGTGCTGATGAGTGTGAAGCTATTGCTGAACAGTTAATTAACTTAGTGCCAAAGGTGAATTAAATGGATATCTGGTATACAGAGTTATTCTGGTCTTTGATTGGTGCCATTGTAGGTGGCATCACTGTCTATTTAGCTATCAAATATGGGGATAACCATGATGCGTAAATCATTAATCCAGGGTACCAAAGCAGACGTAGCTCGCATGAAGAAGAGAGAGCTGGCTAAGCAGACAACACGTAGTGATAACTGCGCTCCTCGTCGTATTGTTACGTTTAATCATCCATGTATTCAGGAGGTCTCTTGAAAGTAATCGTAGCCGGTGGAAGGGACTTCACCGACATGGTGTACATGGACTCATGCATCAAGCAATTAGTCATGGATGGCAGCATCTCTGATAATTCAGAACTGGTGTGTGGCATGGCTCGTGGTGCTGATATCACAGGGTTTAACCTTTGGTACTATCACTACAAGCTACCTATCCATAAGTTCTACGCTGACTGGAAGTCAGAGCCTAGACGTGCAGGATTCATTCGCAATGAAGACATGGGTGATGTGGCTGATGTGCTGGTAGCATTCTGGGATGGTGAATCCCGTGGTACTAAGCACATGATTGACTACATGACCAAGCTGGGCAAACCAGTCTTTATCTTCAAGTATTAATCTTCATCACCGTCTTCGACGGTGGTGGAGTTCTCCCTTAAGTTCTCCTTTCCCCTGTAAGAGCGACTTCGTCGCTGGTGGAATAATCCAAAAACCATTAACTATCGAGGTAATTATCATGGCTACTATCAACAACTCTAACGAAGCTCGTTCTATCATCGGCGCAGCGCTGGGTGGTAAGGGTAACGGAAATCGTCAGCAGTCCGGCGACCGTCCGCAAGCTGAATTCTTCATCAACATCGGCGTAACCGTTCCGATGCCTGATGAAAACGGGGATATGGTGGATACCTTCCTGTCTCTGCCGTATGGCCTGCCGCTGGATACCATGAGCGAGCTGGTTATCCGTGGTAACAACGAGGTCTGGAACAATCAGGCCGCTGCCCGTAATGAGCTGCTGAAAGCTCTGGTGAAAATGGGTAGCGAGCTGGAAGCGGGTAGCGGTCAGGAGCTGCCGAAATTGCAGGTTCAGCTCTATCGCCGTAAAGAGCAGACCGAGCATACCGCATCCACCAGCGCGGTCAGTGCCATCCTGAATGCACTGTCGTCGTAATCAGTAATGGGAACCTTCGGGTTCCCTTTATTTTTTGGAGGGGATATGCGTCTATTAGCAGTGTTTCTACTGTTTATGGTTTGTTTCGGCAAGATAACAATAACCATTGTTGATGAAGATACAGTGCAATACCGGCATCAAATGAAATGTGTCAAAGAGAAGATTGCCAACGGAATTCCTCGTAGTGCAATCAAGTTAACTACTGATTCATGTGAGGTCATCAAATGAATATATTCCTGTTGTTGCTGTTTATAGTGCTGCGCACGTTCACTGGGTTGTGTTGGTTTATAGCATCAGCGATATGGTTCCTGTTCTGTGTAATGATTGGGATTATATGCCTACCTCATTACATAGGTGTATTGGTCAGAACATTAAACAAGCCCTCGAAATGAGGGCTTTAACATGCCGCTGGGAGATAGTCATGAATAATGAACTACTTATATTTCTTAACGCCTTTGTAAGATCTAATACTTATAAGGGCAGATCGAAAATCTGTTCAACACTTCAATCAGAAGCTGAAAACTGTCAAGGAGCTTCATGTAGTGAATGTATCATAATGACTCAACATATATTTGAATATGAATATCCAATAGTAATTATAAATGTGAGTCAGGCAATTAATCCTAAAGGATGGGATATTAATGAATCCTGAATTAATAGAAATATTCAGAGCCATGAGATTAAAAACCTCATCTCTAATGGCACATGATATAGGTCCATTAGATTTTATTTGTGAGTGTATAGAATTTAATGCATTAGATTGGTGTGGAATAAAAGGGGGATGTGACCATTGTCTTTTAGGTACTAAAGAAGTATTTGGATATTCCAATCAAATAATAGTTACTAATAAAAGACTATATAAATAGGACTATCGATATTGGTAGTCCAATATCAATGTCTTGTTAGATAGTTGTCAATCCAAGAGGATATCAATATGTCAAAGAAAGTAAAAGAAACTAGTAAAGTAGGAACTGTTAATCTGGGGTATGTTCCTGAATATACAGTGACTTACAGTCGTGAAGAGAAGATATGGGGTGTCCATATTAATGGTACATCGGTATATATTCTCAAGCGTCCTGTTAATAAAAAGAACATGTACTATGTTGGTACACGTTATTTCAAAACTCTAAGGGATGCTATTTTCAGTGTAGTCATTGGAAGTACTATGCCCTTCTAAGGGGTATGTATGAACCAAGAATTAATTATTATTCTCTCATCCATTTTGGATAAACATCTTTGCTTTAAATTTAAAGCTATAAATTGTGCTGGAATATCATGTCGTAATTGTTGTATTGATAAAAAGCAAATTGATAATTACGTATACCAACTAATTCAATTTGGAGAGAGAATACTATGAATAAAGAATTGATAGTTATTCTTAGAGCTATTCGTAGTACAGAAAAACTATGTCATGAGACTAAAGATTTATTTAGTTGTGATAGTGTTGAATGTGATTCCTGCCCTTTAATGAAAAAAGTATTTACCTCAGAAAAATTTTATATAACTAAATTTCTTGAATTAGGTGAAAGAATACTATGAATAGGGAACTAATTAAAATAATAGAATCTCTATGTAATAGAGTTGAATATACTTCAAGCTCAGGAATTATATTCATCGAAAGTAAACCTGAATTATGTAGGCTTATGAGATTACATAGAATCCCTAAATGCTCAGGTGTTCAATGTGATAATTGCTACTTTACCAGAAAAGATTTAACTGAAAATATCTATATATTCTGCCTTCATAAAGTTATTCAGACGTTCTAGTTTTCCTGTCGCTTCGCTCCTCAGCCTTCGGCTGTAGTGGGTAGAATTCAACAATCAGAGGTAAAAATGAGAGAGGCAAAGGGCAATATCCTTGAGATGGATTGTGATGCTGTATGCATTACGACCAATGGATTTGTAAAAAGTAATAGTGCTGCTGTAATGGGTGCAGGTATTGCCAAGCAAATGCGTATGGTAGTTCCAGGCTTAGATAAAGTGCTGGGACTTAAGATTGCGCAGGAAGGTAATAATGTACATGCATTACTGACTCACAATGGTATCTGGGTAGTATCATTTCCAGTTAAACCAATCACTGAAATCAGTGATGGTACAAACTTTGTTAAGCATAAGTTCTTCCCGGAAGGTCAGACAATTCCAGGCTGGGCATGTAAAGCTAAAATCGATTTGATTGAGCGTTCATGCAAACAGTTGGTTCAACTTGCTAATCAATATGGTTGGCAGAAAGTTGTATTGCCTCGACCGGGATGTGGTGCTGGTGAACTACAGTGGAGAGACGTTAAGAAACGTATCGAACCATTGTTAGATGACAGGTTTGTTGTTTGCACCTATTGAGGTGTTTATGAATCAAGAACTGATATTTATTTTAAATGCAATACATGAAACCCCGGATGAAAGAGCAGGAAAAGGAAAAGACATATTGTGCAGATGTGTATATTGCACAGATATATTATGTAAATGTTGTCCATTTGATGCTCAGCTATTAGAACTATCTCCCGACGAACATTTCGTCGCTCAAATCCATAAATCAATGGAAGCCATATCATGAATTACGATACTCAACTCCTCATTGATGATTTCAAGCATCATTTCAAATACCAACCTGATGGGACGTTGATTCGGCAGAACAATCGCAGAAATGACTTAAATGGACAGGTAGCAGGAACCTTAACCAAGAAGGGATATGTTCAAATATCCTTTAAGGGGAAGTTCTATTATGCTCATCAAATAATCTGGGCAATCCACCACAACGAATTTGTGAAACAGATTGACCATATTGACCGTGTTAAACATCACAACTGGATTGAGAATTTACGCAAAGCTACAGCACAAACCAATGCTTATAACAAACAAGGTTCAGCCCGTGGTGGTAGTAAGTTTAAAGGCGTCTATTGGGCACCTCATGCCAAAAAGTTTGTAGCAAGAATTACAGTCAATAAACAGGTCAAGCATCTAGGGTATTTCGACGATGAGTACAAAGCTGCTGAAGCCTATAACAAAGCTGCTGCGATTCATCATAAACAATTCGCCTGTACGGAGCTGTCCAATGAGCAATAGCTACGAAACTCAACGTTTAATAGAAATGATGTTTAGCAAGCACCAAGCTCGTGACCTCATAAGAAAAGAATTAAAAGAGTCACCAGATATTATGGAGCTAGTTAATAAGGCAGTAGAGAAAGCCAAAGAATGGCAGATGGGTGATTACTTTGAAAGTAAGAATCGTCGATTAGCTATTCTGGATTCAGATATATTTGAAGATTTTTATATCGATGTAGCTGGTTCATTAGCTCAATTCGGTGTAGCCAAATACACTCAGATAGTTGGTATGGTTTCAGGCATGATTAAAAACATGTCTCAAAAAGAAGCCATACGAACTGCTGGAGAACTTATTGGTTTAGCAGCAATCGTAGATTTGGTAGATGTAATACCAGCCAAGCTCAGTAACACTGGTTCAATGGAATTGGTTAGTCGTATCCAGCTTGAACCAAAAACTCTCAAACTCATCAATCAGTATCAGTACCTTCCTCCAATGGTAGTCCCACCAAGACCTGTTAAAGATAACAAAGGTAGTGGGTATCTATCTATTGAATGGGATTCTCTAATCCTGAAGAACAATCATCATGAACTGGATATCTGTCTGGATAATATCAACAGATTTAATTCAGTAGCGTTTGCACTGGATGACCGTGTTATCCGAAATATCCGTGATAACCGTAAGCATCTGGACTCGCCCAAGAGTGAGGAAACTCATGATGAATGGCAAGCACGAGTGGAGTCGTTCCTGAAAATGGAACGTGAATCCATGAAGGTATTTGCCATGTTAATTAACGAAGGAAACAGGTTCTATCTGACTCACAAGTATGACAAACGTGGTCGTACTTATTGTCAGGGGTACCATGTGTCCTATCAGGGTAATACTTATCGTAAAGCCATACTTCAGTTGGCTGATAAAGAACTCGTTCCAGTGGAGGAATAATGGCTGAATTATCTAAACCAGAACAACTCATCAAAATCACTTTGTTGTTACGTGATATCCCGGATGAGTTGGAAACTCACTTCTGTAGTACCCATCCTGCATGTGAAAAGTTCTGTGGTGAGTCTCACGACAAAACTAAATGTGCATTGTTCTATATGTCAAAGGATGAAATTAAACAGACCATCTTTGGTCTGGATTCAGCAGGGAGGCTGCTGGGAATCATTCCTGATGAATAATAAACTTTTAATTATTTTGTCAGAATTAAGATATTGGGCTGTATCAAATAATACAGTAGCAGCTTGCAAAGGTAACTACCTTAATATAGCTGATTGGGGTAAATGCGAATTCTTTTGCATGTATTGCTGGCTAGTACAGACCAAATCTAAGAAGTATTACGCAGATAAAATTATCCAAACTTTCTCTCAACTTAATAAGTGAGACTCAAGATGCAGACGTTCACTCCGTTCCAGTATATCAAATTAGATATTGCTAACTCCTTTGGTTTAGACAAGGAGTTGTTTGAGGACCGGTTAAACTGGTTCGAAGCAAATAAAGATAACTTATCTGGTTTGGTGGATGATGCAGATGAACCTGCACAATTCTACGCAGGTAAGTTGTGCTATGAAGATACCAAGGCAGGACTGCCTACAGGGTATCTGGTAGGTATGGATGCTACTGCATCTGGTCTACAGTGCATGGCAGCACTGACAGGCTGTAAAGTCACAGCAGAGACTGTGAACATGGTTAATCCTGATGTACGTCATGATGCATACACCGATGGCTATAAAGTCATGGGTGACCTGCTGGATGGCAAACTGGATAAGATTGAACGTTCTCATACCAAGGATGCGACTATGACCCATTTCTATGGGTCGAGAGCTAATCCAGTAAACCTGTTTGGTGAGAACACCATAGAGCTTCAGAAGTTCTATGAAATGGTTCAAATCATTGCTCCAGGTGCAAACATGCTCCGTGACGATTTGATTGCCCTATGGCAGGCAAATGCCCTACAGCATCACTGGACACTTCCAGATGGATTTAATGCTGTAGTTAAAGTCATGGTTCCGATGGAAGATAGCTTTGAAGTTAATGAACTGAATAGCTCGTTCACTCATCGTTATTGGGTTAACCAAGGTCAGAAAGCTGGTCTGTCACTTGCAGCAAATGTCATTCACTCAGTAGATGGGATGATTGTTCGTGAGATGAATCGTCGTGCTAACTACGATTTGCTCAAAGTACAGCGTGTATACGAGCTTCTGACGAGTTCTACTAAGGCAGGCAGTGTTAAGCCTTCAGTAAGTGATACAAGGCTTGCACAGGCTCTTAAATTAACTGAATCCCATAAGTTTGTATCTGCTGTTCTGATTGAGTTTATCGACCATCTCAATATTCACATGGTTCCTCATTGGGTTCGTAAAGAACTAATTGAAATCATTGAGAAGATGTTAGCTCATAAACCATACCCGATAGTGTCAATTCACGATTGTTTCAAATGTCATCCTCTATACATGAATAATGTACGTCAGAACTATATCGATATCTTTGCACAGATTGCTGACAGCAATATGCTGTCTGCTATTGCATCTCAGATATCTGGTAAGCGTATTCCTGTCGCTAAGCTGTCTAACGACCTGTCCAAATATATCCGCCAGAGTAATTACATGTTGAGCTAAAATCCTATGTCTATCTTCACAGCTGTAACTATCGATATTGACCCGTCAGGTCATTACGTAGGTATTAACCGTGACCGTATACGTGACTCTCTCGGGTACATACCTGAGATTGTTAATCGTGCTGTTTTATCTTCTGAAAATGAAGATGATGTAGGTCACAGGATTTGGGAAGTCTACTCATATGGGGAGCCTATGCTCCCTTCAGAAACTGAATCCAAATTCAGTAATGGTTTACTAACCTATCCGGGAGATGAACCGCAATATCCAATTGCTGTTTATTATCTGAATAACACCAAAGGGCTTGATATCAAGTTCTGGCAATACGAGCGAGCCATGACCGTGTATACGGTCAATGGCGAAGCGAGACTAATCGGGAGAATGGATTAATGATTACTATCGGTTTAATGATGAGAATGCAGTTTATCAAAGACCCTGAAGGTCATGGGTCTAACGTAATTATCAAAGCATTTTATTACGACAAGGTTTGGGTACAACATGAACAATCAGGTGTCGATGAGTTAGTAGATATCGCTGATGTTGCATTCCGTAGCCCAATTCCGGGTGATGCCCCTAACCACGACCTTATTGCCAGAGACCTTAGAGGTAAATGGCTCTTCTGGAAAGCTGAAGATGGATACTGGTATGAATGCTCAGACCCAACAATCCCAACCACAGCCGAATACCAAGGTGAGGTTGAAGCCTATTCGGGCGAAGAACCTAAAACCCTTCACTAAGATGTATGCCTGGGATGGAAATATCTATCCCATTCATAACGTCTTTATTAATGAATCTATCAAGATTTATGTTTGGGATGGATGGAAATATATCTCTGTCCTCCTACACCCCGAGGATTATGTATGCGTAGTTGTAAACGAGCAGTACTTGATGTAGCACTGCTCACTCTAATTCTATCTGCAATTATGATTGGCTTTATATCAGCTGCCTACGGCAGCGATTCTGGTATTAATCCAACGTTCGAGAAAGTCGATATTCAGCGAGTACATGATGGCGATGCTGATGTGACTTGCTGGGTACTTTATGTACCCGGAACTCGAAAAATTATCAACCATACCAGTGATAGTTACAGTATTAGTTGTCTCCCAAATTCGGCTATCAGTCCAAAAGGAACCGATAAATGAAGCTTGCCTTCTATTTAGTAGTCACCCTAATTGTTACTCTTATTTTATATGTTGGGGTACTACCAGCCATGATTTCTGCAAAAGATACCATGTCAGTGTTAGGCGGTATCGCTATTACAGTCCTTTATCCGGTATGTCTGTACCGTATTTTTAAACCTCTGATTAGGAAATATTTCCCATGAAAAAAGTATTTTTGACAGTTGCACTAGTATTAGGTGCACTAACTTTAACTGGCTGTGACCGTGTAGAACCGGGCCATGTTGGTATTAAAGTGAATAAGCTGGGCGACGACAAAGGCGTAGGCGAAGTTGTTGGCGTAGGTCGTTACTGGACTGGTTGGAACACAACCGTCTATACGTTCCCAACGTTCAAGCAGATGAAGACGTATGACGATACGTTTAACTTCCAAATGTCAGATGGTACAACTATTGGCTATCACATCGGTATGGCCTACAAGGTCAACCCGACCAAAGTGACCACTGTCTTCCAAACGTATCGTAAAGGTGTCGATGACATCACCGATACGGACATGAAACAGAAAATCGCTGATAGCCTCAACCGTCTGGCTAGCCGTATGACCACCGACAAGTTCATTGACGGCGGTAAAGCTGACCTTCTGGATGCTGCGCTGAAAGAAATGCAGGAAGAGATGGCTCCAATTGGTATCGACGTCATCAGTCTGTCCTACGTTGGGAAACCGGAATACCCGGAAACCGTTATCGCTTCTATCAATGCGAAAGTGACTGCGAACCAGACTACGCTGCAACGTACTCAAGAAGTATTGCAACGTGAAGCAGAAGCAAACATGGCTCGTGCTCAGGCAGATGGTGCTGCTGACGTTAAACGTAAAGAAGCACAGGCAGAAGCTGATGCCGTTATCATGAAGGCAAATGCTGAAGCAGAAGCTATCGCTAAAGTAGGTGAAGCCCTGAACCGCTATCCTCAGATGAAAGACCTTCGGTCTATTGAGAAGTGGAACGGTGCTCTGCCAACTTATATGACGCAGGGTAGTGTTACCCCGTTCGTATCATTTAAGTGATTCTATGCCCTCTTTGGAGGGCATTTTAATTTTTTATAAATGCTATAGGATGCTATGGCATTTCTACAAAGTTAAACAGGAACTCTTATGCAAGTTAAACTGAGAACTCTCGTTTTTAAAAATCCTTCAATGTGTATCCCAGCTCCAGCTACTGATGGTTCTGCTGGCGTAGATTTAAGAGCTAATGTGGCTATGCCATTTACTCTTGCTCCGGACGAAACCAAACTGGTTGAAACTGGTATTGCTATTCATCTGGAAGATGTATCAAAAGCAGCAATGATTCTTCCTCGTTCTGGCTTAGGTCATAAGCACGGTATTGTGCTGGGTAACCTCACTGGCCTCATTGATAGTGACTATCAGGGAGAGCTTATGGTGAGCTTGTGGAATCGCTCTACAGAGCCTTTCACAGTTAACCCTGGTGACCGTATTGCCCAGATGGTAATCGTCCCTGTAGAGCGTCCTGAATTCGTTGTAGTAGATTCATTTGAGTCTACTGAACGTGGTGAAGGCGGCTTTAATTCAACAGGGACTAAATAATGACTGAGCCAATGAATAAATTCGATTGGGAAAGGCATAAGCATAATATCGCTGAGATAGATAAAGCGATTGTTGGTCACGAAGCTGAGATAGCTCGTCTACAAGAAGAGCGTCGTGAGTATATCAATCGCCATAACTTAAACAAATGTCTCGATAAAACCTATCCTGTCTAAGCGCCTACGGCGCTATTTTTGGTTAGAGCCACCTCCGGGTGGCTTTATTTTTTAGGAGAACCAGATGGCTAAAGAATCAGGTTCAAAACTGAATGTAGAGTTGGGCGATAAGTATATTGTTACGTCCAACAGCTATACGTTTGTTTTGGTCGAACGTAAAAAGATTAAGAGTGGTGTTAAAGCAGGTCAGGACCAGTTTGCCAACTGTGGTTACTTCCAGAACCTTAACAGCTTAGCCAAATTCTTAATCAACAAAGAGATTCGTGAAAGCGAACTCACTTCATTACAGCAGATAGCCGAACGAGTGGATGAACTCGGAGAAGGTATCGGTAAGCTGTTAACTCAAATTATCAATCAATCTGAAGGTAAAACAGATGGAAAAGATTGAAGTAGTACTGCCGAGCAAAGAAACCATCATGACCGTACTGTCATGGCTGCATAGCGAAAAAGAAGAGCCATACATCAATTGTGCTCGTTCTTTGACTGCTGCATATGGTTCCAAGCTGGGCATGGAAGGTGGTATGCAGTTTATAGCTGAAATGGCTAAACAAACCATGTCTCCTGAAGTTGCTGAACGTGCTGCTGTAATCGAACAGATTCAAAAGTACATGCTGGAAGATGGTCTGCCAGAACATATTGTCATGATGGAAACCTCAAAAGCTTTACTGATTTTAGCGCGCTTCTACATGCAATTTGGGGTTACTCCTCAGATTGTCCGGCAAGAATCTCAGTACACCATTGATGTTGGTTTACCGGGTATTTATTTCTTAAACCCGGAAGCCTAACGCACTCCGTGCGTTGTATAGGAGTCATTTGGCTCCTTATTTTTCATCTGAAAGAGGTAAATAAAAATGTCCAAGCCAGAAATCGATTTAAAAAAAATTGATACATTGCGTAATGCATTCAATGCAATGGTAGTATCTCACCAGCCAGTGTCGGTAGGTGATATTGTCATTATCAACCCTGCTAATGAAGGGTTCTTCCGTTTTCCGACAGTTGACCGTCCGGGTATTGTTACTGAACTGCTGCCCCATCCTAAAAGAGGTTGGGAATTTGAAGACAATGCTAGTAATACCCCAGCTTCTGCAATGATTTTTGATTGCATTGTTCACATCGTCGATGAAGATGGTGATGTAATCCCATTCCTAATGGATTCCCGCCGTCTCCTGAAAGTTTAACCGGGTAGGTGATGTATGAGACCAATAGCTATTAAGCGTGCTATAGAGCGTGCTTTCAGCGCTAAATTGGTCCCGTTTATCAAAGGTAGTCCGGGCATTGGTAAATCTGCGATTATTCGTCAGATAGCCAAAGAGTTTAAGTTACTGGTTATTGACCTACGCTTAGGTCAGTGTGACCCAACTGACTTGCTCGGATTTCCTAATATTGAAAACGGGCGTTCGGTTTATCACCCACCAAAAGATATCCCCATTGTAGGGGATAAAGTGCCTGAAGGTTATAACGGCTGGCTGCTGTTCCTCGATGAGATGAATACAGCGCCAAAAGCTGTTCAAGCTGCTGCTTAACATAATAGGCATTCATGGGAGAAATCCCATGTCTAAAGCTACTTAAAACAGGAAACTCTGACTGTTGTATTAGTTTAATACTGCTTGTACAATAAAAGACAATCTGTTGCTAAGTGGAATTATTATGGAACTCTGGAAAGACATAGAAAACTTCGAGGGCTTATACCAAGTATCGAACTTAGGTAGAGTAAGAAGTCTAGACCATCTGGTTGCCTGTAAAGGCAATAAAACCAGAATGGTTAAAGGTATCCTCCGTAAACCATCAATCAACCGAAAAGGGTATGCTCTATATGTATTGAGCAAACCAGAAGGATTGATAGGTATTACTGGACACCAATTAGTAGCCCAAGCATTTATGCCAGGCTTCCAGAGAGGTACTGAGTTAAACCATATCAATGGTAATAAACTCGATAATGCAATCACTAATTTAGAGCCAAGTAACTCATCACATAATCAATTACATGCGGTGAGGACAGGACTTAAACAGAAATCTGGTAAGTCAAAATATCGTAATGTTACTTATGTAACTAACCCACGAGCTAAAGCTAAGTGGGCTGCAAGTATTCGACACGAAGGTAAATCATCCTATGGATGGAAAACTTTTATGAAGGAAGAAGATGCTGCACGATATGTAGATGAATTACTTGATTCAATTGGTGATACACAGCGTATCCGTAATTTTCCTAAATGCCCAACGACTATCCCGTGAGGGAGTAGAACCAAGTGGTTCGAAACAGTAGCCCCCTGAACAGGTAAAGCTGAAGGGGTTGATATAGTCTCCTCTGCATAGAAATATGCAGCAGTTCATAAGAGAACGTATAGTGCTTAACGAACACTGTAGAAGATAAGGTATAAGTTATTGGATGGAATGGTTGGTCAAACCAGACTTCATCCTGACGTATATATTGCAGCGGCAGGTAACAAAGATACTGATGGAGCCATCACCACTACAATGAGTAGTGCGACTCTATCACGTATCGTCAATTTGGAACTGGAAGCGAACTTCGATGATTGGAAAATCTGGGCATTGGATAATGCCATCGACCATCGCATCCTATCTTTCTTAATGTTTAAGGAAGACCTATTCCATAAATTCAATCCACAGGACCTTAAAAATCCATTCCCATGTCCTCGTACTTGGGACTTTACTAGCCGTGTTTCTCATGGTTTGGAACTCAGTATTGATAATGACTATGGCATTATCTCTGGGATAATCGGTCCGGGGGCTGCAAGAGAGTTCATTGAATACACTTCAATCTATGGAAAGATTAAGACTATCGATGAAATTCTTAAAGACCCAGAAGGCATTGAAATTGAGAACAGACCGGACATTAAGTACGCTTACGCTGGTTATGTTGCTTCTAAAATTGACCCTAATAACGGTGCTCAGTTGATGAAGTTTATCAATAAACTGCCGGTTGAATTCCAGATTGTAACTTTAAGTAGTGCTGTTAAAGCACGGCCTGCCATTGTTCAAGTTCCTGAAATTCAGGATTGGGTGATGAAATACGCTAACGAGTCCGGTGCAGGTATGCTCTAAGGAGACCCTGTATGGATAAAGATAAAGCGTTAGATTTAGCAAAAGTAGATTTGTTCTCGATAAGAAAGAATACTTTCATCTGTTCTATGTTCTGCTCGCTTCAGCTGAACTGGAATGATGATGTACCCACAGCTTGTACTGATGGGTTGAGTATAGAAATAAATCCAAAGTTCTTTATGGATTTATCCAGGCCGATGAGGGTGACGCTTCTCGCCCATGAAACCTGGCATGTTGTGTTAAAACACATGTCGAGACTATCGGGAAGAAATCCAACCATCTGGAACTATGCCTGCGACTACTACATAAATAATATGTTGGATGACGCTGGCTATGCGATGGATTGTGGATTGATGGACCACAAGTACGATGGTATAAGTGCTCCACAAATCTACGACTTACTAATCAGTAACCCACCACCAATGCCATCTGGTGGATTTGGTTTGGATATTAAGAAGAACCAAGGTCTATCAGATGAACAGGTCAATACCCAGATTGACTCTATGCTTATCCGAAGCAGTATTGCTGCGTCTCAACGTGGTCAGTACGGCGATATCCCCGGAGACATACGTGCCTATCTGGAGGATTTATTAAATCCAAAACTGCCGTGGAATGACATTCTCAGAAACTTTGTTAATGAGATGACTCGAAACGATTATTCGTGGAAGAAGGTCAATAGACGTTTTCTTCCAGATATCTATCTTCCTTCATTAAACTCTGAAGGACTGGAGCATATCATTTTTTATACTGATATTTCCGGTTCAGTTACTGATGCACAGTTCACTGTGTACATCAGTGAAATTCATGCCATTAAGAAACAGCTGAATCCAAAAAGGATTACTGTCTGTACCTTCGATACGAGGATTCATAATGTGTATGAGTTAGAGGAAGGGGATGATATCAGTCAATGTGAATTCACTGGTAGAGGTGGTACCTCATTAGGTTGCGTGTATGACCACGCAGCTAAAGAGAAACCCGAACTGATAGTTGTCTTCTCTGATTTAGACTGTCGTCAAATGGAGAAGGCACCTGTACCTAATGTTATTTGGGTTTGCCTTGATAACCCAAGAGCAGAAGTTAAGTTCGGACAACTGATTCACGTAAACAGTTAATATACGTGGCGGGTAATCTTTTTTAAGTTTACCTTTCAGATGTTTTTGCCCTCCTTGTGGGGGCATTTTTTTTTTTTTTTGGAGGTCATATGGGTCTTTACCTGTATTGCCAAAATACCGAATGCGGTTCTTATGTTGACGGTATGGACTGTCAGTTATGTGGGTGGAAACAGCCACCACCTAAACCAGAATTCGAATTGCCAGAAGATTTGAAGCAGGCTATTCAAAACGCTTTAGATTATGTCGGTCATGACTGTCGGTTAGACCATCATGGCTTATGCCAAGAACATGGACTTCAAGAAGGAGACTCCTGCTTCGCAGGCGTATTCAGAAAATACTTGGAGTGAACCATGTTTCTAAAGAAGGCGATGTTGCTGGCAAGAGAGCAGGCTCTCAAAGATTACAAGCATAAGCTTGTGGTAGGAATCCCCGATAAATCTGTTCCTCAGTATAACTACAAATGCCATATCAATGCTGCTCAGGCTGTAAAGACTGGATTAGCTGTAGGCGTTGTTGAAGTAGTTATTATCTATTCAGATATGTGTATAGCTCACTACGTGAGTCTCATGGCTGATGGAACCATTGTGGATTTCACATTGGGTATTGAGGTTCTAGATGCAGATGTACGTCTCGTTCGTTATGTTCATCCTGATGAATACAACAACATGAACGATACTCTCTGGAATCTTAAAAAGCATTTGTGCAGAAACCTGCCTTGGTATATCCGAGCTAATGACAAAAGTCTTAGGGAAATCTGCTAATGAAAGAACAAGAGCAACTCAGGAAAGATATTTCCCGTATCTTTTCTATCTTTAAAGCCAGTGAATGTCAGTTGAGACCTCACTTCATTCTGACTGGCGAAAGTGGTACTGGAAAAACCTTTTTAATTAAGTCTCTGGCTGACCAGCATAAGATGGACTACATCGAAATTAATGCTGCTCAGCTAACCAAAGAAGGCTTATCGGGTAATAGCTTAAGCAAAGCTTTAGCTCCTTTACGCCAAGCCAACGGTAATCCTGTTATTTGCTTTGTAGATGAATTCGACAAGTTATTCATCGCAGGCAATAACAATAGTGAGTTGGCTCATGAATCTACCAATGGAGTTCAGAATGAATTCCTGAAGGTTCTGGAAGCCGAGTATACCTCGGTATTTGGCGACTATGGCAAGTATGTGGACGTGCCTGTAAGTAACGTCCTGTTTGTCTTTGCCGGAGCATTCAATGGAGAACCGGATATTACTCTGGATAAACTCCGTAGCTTTGGTGTGAAGACTGAATTCTTAGGCCGTGTTGGTTTGGTATACAACACTGTCAAAGTCAGTCTGGAGTCTTTAATTAATATACTTAAAGGCTCATCTACTCTCTCAATGTATCTGGATTTATTTCCAGAAGTTAAGAGAGATAAAGCTGTCTCTGATATCTCAGCATTTATCAAAGATAATTATGAGATGAATACGTTGGGTATTCGTATGGTTAATACGTTAATTACTCAGTATTTCATTCAGGACGGTAAGCTTTCCCGAGATGAAGTCAAATCCAGTACTTTCCAAAACAAACTTAAGTTTGGTGAGTAACGTGTCCAAATCTCCTATTGCTTGGGATGTATTTCGCATTCCCAGTACTCTTATTATCCGAACCAAGAAAACACATGTAGCCAAGATTGCTCGCAATCAAGGTTACAGAGTGATTCCTGTGTTCGGTAAAGGGTAAAGCGCCTCCGGCGCTTGCCTCGGAAAAAGAAAGAGAAATTAACTCTCTTCATTAAAACAATGTAATTTTATCCCAATCTGAAAAGGTAAATCGAAATGGCTAAAACTCTTAAACAAGACGAAAAAGAAGTTCACGTAGCAGAAGTCGTGCGTCACGGCGAAAAAATCATTCTGCCTGAGCAGATGAAGATGGGTGATGCTATCGACCTGTTGAAGCGTCGTCAGAAGTACGACGAAGAAGAAGTTGTTGTGCGCCGTACCTACAACGTATTCCCGTGGGATGGTGCCCATGCACTGATGAACGCGCTGACCGAACGTTACGGCTGGGCCGCTGCTGAAGCAACTCCGGGCTTCTTCGGTTCTAACCCGCCGCAGATGCTGGACGTACAAGTCGGCTACGGTCGTACCAAAAAAGTACCGTGGGGCCGCTTCTCTCTGCCGCAGGTTGAAGGCTTTGTTCAGACCTCTGTCGCCAAGAAAGATGGCCGTATCAGCTTTGAGCTGGTAGCCAAAGTACTGCGCGCTGACGAGCGTACTATCGAACTACTGTTCGATACCGTGGAAGACAAGCTGCGCACTGAATCCATTTATATGGGTCAGGCGATTAAGATTCGCTTCCGCGATAACGACGGCGACCTGCTGGAAATGCCGGAACCGGAATTCATGAATCTGCAAGGTATCTCGCGCGATTCTCTGGTTTATTCCGACGATGTTAACCAGCTGATTGAAACCAACCTGTTCACGCCGATTGAGCGCGTCGAAGACTGTATCGCCAACCACATGCCGGTTAAACGCGGCGTACTGCTGGGTGGGCCATACGGTACTGGTAAAACTATGGCTGCGACTGTTGCTGCGTCTATCGCGGTTAAAACTGGCGTTACCTACGTTTACGTGCCGCGTTCTGACGAGCTGTCTGATGCGATTCAGTTCGCTAAGCAGTACAGCGATAAGGCGTGCGTTATCTTCTGTGAAGATATCGACCGTGCTGTATCCGGTGAACGTAGCGTGAAGATGGACGATATCCTGAACATTCTGGATGGTATCGACACCAAATCTTCTCGCATCATCACCGTTCTGACTACCAACCACCTCGAAAACATCAACCCGGCAATGCTGCGTCCGGGCCGTCTGGATGCCATCATCGATGTGACTCCGCCAGACGCGAAAGCAGTTGAAAAACTGGTTCGTCTGTACGGTCGTGACACTATCGACGCATCTGAAGACCTGACCCTGGTTGGCGAAGCGCTGGCTGGTACCATTCCGGCGGTTATCGCTGAAGTGGTTAAACGTGCCAAGCTGCACCAGCTCCAGTATCAGGAGCCGGGTACCGTTATCGAGCAAATCAGCGGTAAAGCACTGCTGGATTCCGCTCTGACCATTCAGGCTCAGCGTAAACTGCTCGAAGAGCAGAGCAAGCCGAAAGTGAAAGAGCCAACCTTTAACGAAGTTATCGCAAACGCAGTTGCTCCGGCAATTGAAGCGGCGGTTAGCAAAGTTACCGGTCAGGTAGCAGAAATGCACGAACGCATCGTAGATTAATCTATCGGTGCAGTAGCGCTCGGATACGCCTCCTATGGGGGCGTATTCTAGTTAACTGGAGGTCGTATGAAAAATCTCTATATGAAGATTGATGGTAGCCAGTATAAACGAATCTTCGTTGTCGGAGATTTGCATGGCTGCCTCACTGAATTACAACAACAGTTATGGGCTAACCAGTTTGATACTCAAACTGACTTACTCATTTCTGTTGGTGATTTAATTGACCGAGGTCCTGATAGTTTAGGCTGCTTACGCCTAATCAATGAACCTTGGTTTAAAACTGTATTGGGTAACCATGAAGTTATGGCACTCAATGCATTGGCTTCTGAACCAGATACTCATGAAAGTGATATGGCTTACATGGACTGGTTTCGCAATGGTGGTACATGGTTAATGTACATACCAGAAGAACAGAAGTCAGAAGTGCTCGAACTCTTTACTCAGGTAGCTGACCTGCCGGGTATCATTGAAGTCTCAGTAGATGACAAAACTATTGTTATCTGCCATGCAGACTACCCTTCAAACCAGTACGAGTTTGGTAAAGACGTTGACGTAGAAGCTTTGCTTTGGAATCGTGAACGTATGGTTAGAAACCAAAACTCAAGAGGTACTGTCATTAAAGGTGCTGACGAATTCTATTTCGGACACACACCTGCCAAAGACCCTGTGCAATACCATAACCAAAACTATATCGACACTGGTGCAGTGTTCGAGAAGGGCCGGTTAACAATGGTACAAATCAAGTAACTGCCTCCGGCAGTTGCTTTGGTTACTTCACATCTGCATAGGTGCTCAAATGAAAATCGTGAAATTTGGTGTTATTAATTTTAGTCCTGCTGGTAAACCTATACCTGAACACTTTCAGGTAGACTTTGAATCAGCTGAGGAAAAGAAACTGTACGAAACAGACCACAGATACTTCATCTCAATGTTAATGGCAGCTATTTCTAAGCACATGAGCATTGAATCAATGAGCTGCGCGAGTATCGTTGATAGACTCGTTGAGAACGATTCTAAAGCGTTTACTCAGCCGGGTAAGGGATACGACAAGTCTCCTGAACAAATCGTCGTAGAATCGCTTCTACGTGCCTCTACGAAGCATGAATAACATCATCATGACTTTCATCTTGGGCATTCTTTGGATACTGGACCTCTACTTAAAATATTAGGGGGAATATGTCAGAAGAATCTCCAAACAAATCATATCGTGGAAACATGATGTGTGTTCAGTTCAGTTATGATTTTAAAATCATTCTCCCCATTGAAGACGGTAAAGCCCTGCTCGAGTTATTGAGTAGGGCTGAACTGTATGTCAGTGAATATAAGGGGCCTGAACGAATTGAACCAATGGATAAAGATATCCAGGTTAAGTTCATTGCCAGAACCAAGTATGAATTACTTAAGTTAGCTTTTATGAGACACGAAGATGGCAAATCTGACTAGTTGTCAGGACTCTGCTGCAAAGCAGTTTATGTCTTTTCTGTGTACTCCAGCAAAGCATATGGTTATCTCTGGTCCACCCGGAGTAGGCAAGACGTATATGCTCAATCACATGATTGAGATGCTTCCGAGCAGTCATCGTATTGCAACCATATTAGGTGCTGAACCTCTCAACAATGTTGTTGTATCAGCTACAACTAATAAAGCTGCTGAAGTACTTCAGGAAAGATTTCAAACCACAGTAAAAACCATATATTCTGCTTTAGGTTTAATGGTCAGAGATGACTATAGAACTGGTGAAACCATCACCACTAAAGGTAAGAATTTTCAACCACTGTCAGATACGCTAGTCCTGCTAGACGAAGCATCAATGGCAGATACTCCATTACTGAACCTGATTGAAGAAGGTACCCGTAGAAACTGTAAAATAGTTTTTATCGGTGACCATTGTCAGTTAGCGCCAGTGTCAGAGCAGATTAGTCCTGTATTCAATTCAGGCTATCTCACTTCATATCTCAATACCCAAATGAGGACTAATAATAGTCCAGAGTTAACTCTACTTAATACTCAGTTACGTGAGACAGTAGAGACGGGTGTCTTCAGACCAATAATTCCAGTTCCCGGAGTCATAGACTTCTTAGGGGATGATGCAATGAGAGGCGCAATGCAAGCTCATTTCATCCAACAGGAATCTCCCGGTCATAAAATCCTCGTATTTACCAATAATACCGTTCAAGGCTACAACCAATACATAAGAACCAAGAAGAACTTACCACCTATAGTTCAAGTTGGTGACAATGTTGTCTCTAACAACAGTATCGAGTGTGGTTCTAAACGCACTGTTATTGAAAAGAACTATGCTGTTTATTACGTAAGTGAAATCAAATATGACGATGTAGTACCTTATTACTTCGTTGATATTGGTATTGGTACTTATGTACGTCAGCCAGTAGATTACAGTGAACTTCAAAAGTTCATTAGGTTAGCTGCTGACAGAAAAGATTGGGTTGAGTACTTCAGGTTGAAGAATGGATTCGCAGACTTGCGATTTTCATATGCTTCAACTGTGCATAAATCTCAAGGTTCTACCTACCATACTGTCTACATAGACATTGGTGATTTATGTGTCTGTAAGGACATAAACCAATTAGCTCGCTTGCTGTATGTTGCAGTTAGTAGAGCCACTACGAGAGTAGTCTTTTATGGTAATCCTCCTCGATTCATGAGGTGATTATGATAGATAAAAGTGCCTACACTAAATCCAAATTCAAAATGGAATTACTGGATTGGATTTGTAATAAAATCACCGACCCCTTCTGCTCATTTGTATCAGAAGAGGAGCATAAGCTATGTATGGCAAATGATACCCCTCAAGGATTCATGGTTGATAACATGATTTTTAAAGAGGGTTCAGACAACTTAGCTTTTGGTTGTAAGCCAGAGTTACTTGAAAGAGCCAAAGAGATTTGGTTACTCAAACTCAAAGTAAAAGAAGACTGGAATAGGATTGAAGGATACTTCAGAAGAATCATTGCTCGTATGGATGAGGTAGGGCAGTTGTATTGTTATGTCCCGCAGTTCATGCATAAAGCTTTAGATGAAGCATTCATCGATGTAAGGAATAAATCTCCCATACCGGGGATTCACCCTGACCCAGAAATCTACAAACTCATTTCATTCTATGTAATGTCTCGATTGGTGATTTGATGAGATACGCATTTGTCATATCAAAGCTCATAGCTGTTGAGTACACCATCTTAAGGGATGGACTCCCTACACAGCTACTTGAGTCAAGATACACAGATGTAGGTATGTCCAGAACTTACTTTCTTGAAGTATCTGCCATTACAGATGAGCTATTTGACTTCATGGCTGAGCTGAAAAGTGAAGGCAGAGAGTATAGACTTATGGACCTACTCGATTCTCCGCCAGATTTACCAGAGGTTAACTTAGATAATGAGACACCTGATTTTTGAACCAGCTTCAAGATATCCAATTGCTATTCTCATTAAACCTCAACAGCTTAGGAAGAAAGAGTTACGGGAACACTACATTGACCCCACTGGTTTAAAGCCAAGTCAATTTATTGCATTCGACCTTGAATATAATGGGAAGAAAGCACCCGTAAAGTTGCAGAAAGACTATCTAGCCCAACTCCTACCAGAGCTATGTAATCTACGCACAGAATACGTTCTGTGTTGTGATGCAGCCTATTTCAAGACTCTAACCAAGCAAACAAAAGCAGAGCCATATTATGGCTACTCTTTGCCATGTGCGCTTAAAGGTTTTGAGCACTTGAATATCATTCTTTGTCCTAACTATGGCGGTCTGTTCTATGACCCAAATATCCAAGGCAAGATTGATTTAGGCTTACAGGCATTAGTCGGTAAGGTGCAAAAGTCCTATCAGGAACTTGGACAAGGTATTATCCATTCTGCTTACTATCCTGAGACTGTTGAAGACATTGAATCTTGGTTAGATTCTCTTCATCAATATCCAATATTGGCTTCGGATATAGAGGCATTTAGCCTCAAGTTCTATACAGCAGGTGTCGGTACCATTGGCTTTGCATGGGACCAACATAATGGTGGAGCATTCGCTGTTGATTATACGAATGAACCAGAAAAAGCTAATAGGATAAGGTTGGCTCTTAAGAAGTTCTTTGAAACTTATAAAGGCAAACTGATTTGGCATAACGCTGGTTATGACTTAACAGTACTTATCCATCAGCTTTGGATGAAAGGACTGCTAGACCAGAAAGGACTGCTTAAGGGCTTACATACTATGTGTCGTGATTTTCACGATACTAAGATTGTTACATATCTGGCTACCAATTCATGTGCAGGTAATGAGTTAGGGCTGAAAGCTCAGTCTCATGAGTTTGCTGGAAACTATGCACAGGAAGATATTGCTGACATTACTAAAATTCCTATCAAAGAGCTTCTGGAGTACAACTTAGTTGACTGCTTAAGCACTTGGTATGTGGCTGATAAACATGCAGACACAATGGTCTTGGATGACCAGTGGAATATCTACAATGAGCTAATGCTACCTTCTCTGAAAAATATTATTCAGATGCAATTAACCGGTATGCCTATTGATATGGCAGAGGTTAAGAAGGTTAAGGCAGATATGGAGAAGGAACGAGATGGGTATCTGAGAGCAATTAAAGCTTTCAGTGTCGTTGATGTTCTGGTTCATAGGTTAAGGGTTAACCATGTAGAAACACGTAATGCCGGTCTGAAGACAAAGCAAATTACTCTGTCTGATGATGAAACGTTAGCAATAGAATTTAATCCAAATTCAAACCCTCAGATGCAGGAACTGTTGTATAGTATTATGGGTTTACCTGTAATCGATTTAACTGAATCCAAACAGCCAGCTACAGGCGCTGATACATTGGATAAGTTAATCAACCATACAACAAATGAAAGACATAAAAAGATTCTCGAATGCCTTATTAAGTATTCAAAGGTAGAGAAAATCCTATCTGCATTTATTCCAGCATTTGAAGAAGCACCTTTAGCCGAAGATGGGATGCATTATCTCTTCGGTAGTTATAACTTAGGCGGTACTGTATCCGGTCGTTTGAGTTCATCAAAACCAAACATGCAACAGATTCCATCCTCTAAGAGTCCGTATGCTAAGCCAATCAAGCGATGCTTTAAGGCGGCAAAAGGTAAATTACTTATTGGATTGGATTTCGCTAGTTTGGAAGACCGTATTTCAGCTCTGACAACCAAAGACCCTAATAAACTTAAAGTGTACATGGGCCATACCGTTTACGAAGTGAACATTAATGGGACTATCCATCATATCCGTGATGATGCTACAATCACCTTTGATGGTAAAACCTATACAGGGGAAGAATTTTATGACGCCTTTGGCTCACTTTGAAAAACGGTACGCAATTACCGAACAAGGCCAGATTATTAATCTGGCTAACAACCAACCACTCAAACCAACAGAAAATGAAAATGGTTATCTGAAGGTAGGATTGGCAACTGGTGACGGTGGGCATGTTCAAGAGTTAGTTCACATTCTTGTAGCTAAACACTTCATCCCTAACCCCTATGGCCACCCACAAGTGAACCATAAAGATGGGGTAAAGGCTAACTGTGCTAAAGACAATTTAGAATGGTGTTCAGCGCAAGGAAATGTACTTCATGCTTTGCAGTATGGATTACGACCCGGCTATATGTCAGCAGACGATAAAGAGCAGCATTTAATGAGTGTGCTTGCAGGAGTGCAAGTTAGCGAATTAGCAGCTCAGATAAATCGTAGACCGGAAACGTTACACAAGATGTTGCGGGAAACTGCGAAACGGTTAGGTCTATCCTCCCAATGGGATGCACAAATGAAGGAGAATCGCCGTAATGCAGCTATTCGAAACCTTGCAAAAATCAACTCTTGATATTCCCGCTGGGGCTATTGTCACGGTAAAGCGTGTTGGCAACACTCCAGGGTATGATGGTCATTCTCTTAGAGCATTCGCTTATTTCGGCGAGCACATGCCAGATATTGTTGATACAGTTTTAAGTATCAATAGCATTGCTGACGTGTACCCAGACTTTAGACAAGATTCTAAAGCACCTACTTTTGCACTTACCTATCAAGGTACTTATCACACACTGATGGCTAACTGCGGCTTTTCTGAAGAGAAAGCCAAGACAGTTGAACAGAGATACCATGAACTTTATTGGGTCTCTGATGAATGGGTTAACGATAAGTTAGCTCAAGCCAGTAGAGATGGTTATATCACTGGTGCATTCGGATTAAGGATTCGTACTCCATTAATCAAAAAAGTTGTTTGGGGAACCAGTAAAACTCCATATGAAGCTAAAGCTGAAGGCAGAACTGCTGGTAATGCTTTAGGTCAATCATGGTGCTTACTGAATAACCGAGCAGCCAATGAGTTCATGGAACGAGTCTGGAATTCTCCATATGCAGAACTAATCAAGCCATGTGCTCAGATTCATGATGCTCAGTATTATCTGGTTCCAGATGATATTGAGATTGTGAAATGGGTAAATGACAACTTGGTTGAGTGTGTTCAGTGGCAAGACCATCCCGACATTTATCATGATGAAGTGAAACTTGGAGGGGAACTCAGTGTCTTCTATCCATCATGGGCTAATGATATCTCCCTTAAGAACGGAGCTTCTATGGAAGATATTCTGAATACATGTGAAGTTGGATTGGATAAGTATCTGCACCCGGAGAAATATAAAAAATGACAATTTTACAGTCCCCTATTGATAGTGCTCCTGCCATTTTGCAGGAAGCATCCCGTTGTATTGGTGATAGAGCAAGCGAGCGTGACCAAGAGTCGGAGCGTTCTATGGCTCGTACTGTAGCTGCATTCAATGCGATGTATAACCTAGGTATGACTGTTGAAGCTGGATGGGCTTTCATGGTCTTACTTAAAATGTCTAGAAGTGTGGGCGGTGGATTTAAAATGGATGATTATATTGATGGTGCCGCATACTTCGCACTAATGGGAGAAGAGGCACTTCATGAAAGGAATACCACCAGTTGAATATTTTCATGAAAATTTAATATACGACCCTTTGACTGGATACTTTTATTGGAAAACCAATAGAGTAAACGGAAAGGGTAGAGCAGGTGACCGATGTGAACAGCTGGATAGTAAAGGTTACTATCAAATAAAACTCAATGGAGTTAAATATTTAGCTCATAGGGTAGCAATATACATGACTGAAAATGTATGGCCTGATGGTCTTATAGACCATAAAGATAGAATTACTACTAACAATGCTTACCTTAATTTAAGAAAAGCATCTCAAATGGAAAATGCATTTAACGCTAAGTTAAATAAAGCAAATTCTAGTGGGGTAAAAGGAGTAAGACTACGTAAAGGCAGATACATAACTTATGTAACTAAAGATGGTAAACAGTATTCAGCAGGTTCTTTTTCTACTTTAACTGAAGCTGCACAAGCTGTAGCTGAGTTAAGACAAAAATTACATGGTCAGTTTGCTAATCATATTCAATTAGAATTACCACTGGAGTAAAAATGCAGGTTAAATTTATTACTGCAACACCAGATGCAGAAAAAATTATTGGATATATTGCTCGTGTATCCAATCCTGATAACCAAGAAAATCCTTCAGTAGCAGGCTTACTTAAATATTGTATTGCCCACGCTCATTGGAGTGTGTTTGAACAAGCACACATGACTCTTGAGATTGAAACTACTCGTGCCATCTCAGCACAGATTCTTCGTCATCGTAGTTTTACATTTCAAGAATTCAGTCAAAGATACGCGGAAGTAACTGAGTTACCTGTCGTATTCGACTTACGTTCTCAGGATATGAAGAATCGTCAAAACTCCATAGACAACATTCCTAATGATATTAAAGCCGATTTACAGGCCAAAATTCGTACCCATCTAGTAAATACTCAACGTTTATATGAAGAGTTGTTATTTCATGGTGTAGCTAAAGAATGTGCTCGTATGGTTTTACCAATGTGCTCTCCTACCAAAATTTACATGACTGGTAATGTTCGTAGTTGGATTACATATATCCAACTTCGTAGTGCTAATGGCACTCAAAAAGAACATATGGAAATTGCTTTAGCTGCTAAAGAAATTTTTAAATCACAGTTTCCTACTATTGCCGAAGCACTCGGCTGGACTAAGGAAGAATAATATGTCTACTCGTTTAACTAATGATGCTCGTGACAAAATCGTTGCTGCTGCAATGGAAAAATCTGGATTTCCTAAGCGTTTAAAAGAAGCCAGACAGAATGTAGAAAAGATTAAAATGGAATGTTTAATCGCTGCATTTGGTGGGCTGAAAGCTTATCGTCGTCTCTGCGACAGATTCAATACTATCCAAGAGAAAGTCCAATCCTTAAAGGATGAAGGTATCTTGGTTAGAGACCCAAGAGATTACAGCACATGGAATGCTGACAAGATTAATATTGCAGGGATGAACGTACAGTATCCGTGTCAAACTGTTTTATCCTTAGAAGAGTTTAAAGGACTTAAGTTTATCCGTCTTCATAATGGTAATAAGCCTACTCTAACCGCTGATAACCCATTGGTTCAGAAGTTCCTTGATGCAGAGAAAGTCGTAGAAGAATTAGATTCTTCTGCTAGAAGCATCAAAGAAAACGTTAAAGCAGTAGTTTACTCTGTATCTACTACTAAACGTCTGGTTGAAGTATGGCCTGAAGCAGCAGAGCTGATTCCAACTGATATCGAAGTAGTCCGTGCTGGATTACCTGCAATTGACTTCGCTAATCTGAATGCCTCTATTGGCATCCCTTCTGAGAAGAAGGCGTAATCATGAAACTGACCAACAACACTAACATCGCTTTATCGATGGCAGTTTGGTTGGCGACGGACGATTACGACTACGTTGAGAAACCAAACTACATCTCTGCAACTAGCTTATTGAAGAGTGTTCGTCAGCTAACGTTAATGAAGCGTCTCACAGGCACTACAGACGTTGCTGTGGACATATCCTCACAAATCCCTAACCGGATGGGTTCAGCCTTCCACGATGCGATTGAGAGAGCCTGGAAAGGTAATTATCGAGAATCGCTAAAAGCTCTTGGTTATCCCAAGAGAGTTATTGATGCGATTCGTATCAATCCAAGTGAAGAAGAACTGAATGACGATATCATTCCAATCTGGTTAGAAACTCGTATTGAAAAGGAATTCAGAGGTTGGACCATTGGAGGTAAGTTCGACATGGTAATGGAGTATCGTCTGAGGGACGTTAAGTCCACCAGCGTATTCACTTACACGAACAAGTCCAATGACGAGAAGTTCAGAATGCAGGGTAGTATTTACCGCTGGCTTAACCCAGAGAAAATCAAGCATGACCACATGTACATTGATTATCTCTTCGTTGATTGGTCTGCAAACCAAGCCAGAAGTAATAAGGATTATCCTCAACAGAAGATTTTAGAATATCCATTGCAGTTGAAATCTGTACAGGAAACGGAGCAGTATATCGCCTCCAAGTTGTCTGCGTTAGAACGATACAAAGACACTCCTGAACCAGAGCTTCCTGAATGTACAGATGAAGAGTTATGGCGTACAGAACCTAAGTATAAGTACTACAAAAATCCTCAGAAGATGGGGCGTAGTACCAGTAACCATGACAATCTCCATGATGCCAACCTAGCTTTAGCGAAAGATGGTGGAGTAGGGATTGTGGTCACAATACCGGGCGAAGTGAAAGCGTGTAGATTCTGTAGTGTCTACGCAAGTTGTACTCAGAAAGATAAGTATCTGGCATCAGGTGAACTTAATATTTCAGATTGAGGAATCCAATGTTTGATTTATCATCTGCGACTTATCACCCTATCACTGAACAGATTGTTGATGTGCTTTGCAAGAAGACACTTAACAACAACCGTCTATTCTTTAGGGTACAGGTAAGTTACTTCTTAGCTAAGATGGCATCTAACATGCGTTGCACGTTGGATACACTGGATAGAGGAAAACTTCCTGTAAACGTCTATGTCCTGAACTTAGCCCCATCTGGTTCAGGTAAAGGGCATTCAACCAACATCATCGAAGGACAATTCTTAAGCCAGTTTAAGAAGACATTTCTCAATGATACTTTTCCATTTGTAGCTCAACAGAACCTTGTTGATATAGCTGCTCAGAGAGCTGCTAAAAATGGTACAGACCCAGCAGATGAACTGGTTAAAGTTGAGAAGGAGTTCGCCTCAACTGGTGCATTAGCCTATTCATTTGATAGTGGTACTGTGCCTGCTCTCAAGCAGTTACGCCATAAACTGCTGTTAGCTAATGCTGGTGCAGCATCTTTCGAGTGCGATGAATTAGGTAAGAACCTGATTGCTAATACCGACCTGTTAACTGCATTCCTTGAGTTGTATGACCAAGGACAGATTAAACAGAAGTTAATCAAGAACACAGCAGACTCACAGAGGGCAGAAGAGCTGGAGGGTAAAACTCCATCTAACATGCTTATGTTCGGTACACCAAGTAGTTTGCTGAATGGTGGTAAAGAAGAAGATGAGTTCTATGCTCTGCTAGAAGCAGGGTATGCGAGACGTTGTCTGTTTGGATATTCTCGTAAAGAGGATTTCGAAGCAGAGATGACTCCTGAACAAATCTTCGACATGCTTACTGACTCTACCTCCAATGCCACTGTGGTGAGACTATCTCAACATTTCGGTATGTTGGCAGATGCGGTTAAGTTTAACCAACATATTATGGTTAACAGAGATGTGAGCATTAAGCTCATTGCCTACAAACTTCACTGTGAGCAGTTAGCTGATAAACTCCCTGACCACGAAGAGATTCGTAAAGCAGAACTACGTCACAGATACTTTAAAGCACTCAAGTTATCTGGGGTGTATGCATTTGTTGACGAGACTACAGAAGTAACAGAATCACAGCTCATGTCTGCGATTAAGTTAGTCGAAGAGTCTGGTGAAGCTTTTAACAGAATTCTCAGTCGTGAGAAGAACTATGTGAAGTTAGCCAACTACATTGCAGAAGTAGGCAAGGAAGTAACTCATGTAGATTTGGTAGAGGACTTACCATTCTACAAAGGTAGTAACTCTCAGAAGCAAGAGCTAATGAATTTAGCCATTGCTTATGGCTATAAGCATCACATTATCATCAAGAAAACATTCATTGATGGTATCGAGTTCTTCAAGGGTGAAGCTCTTAAGCCAACATCACTTGATAAACTTATGGTGAGTTACAGCGGTCATGTGGCATATGACTACCTGTCTGAACAAATCTCCTTTGAGAATCTGATGCAGTTATGTCAGATGGAAGATATGCATTGGATTAACCATGCACTACTCAAAGGTAATGTCGGTAATGGTCATAGGGATGGAAGCAATATCATTCCGGGATTCAACGTTGTAGTTATTGATGTTGATGGAGGAACTTCATTGGAAGAAGTTAAGGTGTTGATGAAAGACTATATGTATTTCATTCATACAACCAAGCGCCATCAGACCGAAGGATACGGTGACCGGTTCAGACTCATTATGCCAATCAATTATCATCTGAAACTCGATGAGAATGAATTCAGAGAATTCATGAACAACATCTTTGAATGGTTACCGTTCTCTGTAGATGAACAAACCAGTCAACGTTGCAGGAAGTGGTCTACCCATCCGGGTGAAACTTTTTTCAATGAAGGTGAAGTTCTTGATGCATTAGCGTTCATTCCGAAGACTAGTAAGAATGATGAATTGAAAAAGACTATGGTTGATTTGAGTAATCTCGACAACCTTGAACGTTGGTTTGCCCAACGTATGGGGTCAGGAAATCGCAACAATCAGCTGCTGAAATTTGCTATGATGTTAGCTGATACAGGCATGAACTATCAGTCTATCCTGGATAAGGTACTTGGCTTCAATGCCAAGCTGGATAATGGACTTCCAGAGATTGAGATCCATAGTACTATCATGCGTAGCGTAAGTAAGAAAATCTCTGAGAAATAGCCTCTGCCAAGAGGCTTTATAGTCTTTACTCCAATCCATCAGGAGAAACAATGTCAGAACCAATCAAAGACCTGCTACTCATTGCAGGCGCATCGTCATCTGGTAAATCTGCATCGTTGATGACGTTGCCTGACCATCCGGGTGTAATGTATCTGAACTGTGAATCAGGTAAGCGTCTGCCATTTCCAAACAAGTTTGACAGGTATGTAATCACAGACCCACTTCAAGTGTATGAGGCATTTGATGCAGCAGAGAATATGCCACATATTCATACCATTGTTGTGGATTCCATTACATTCCTGATGGATATGTTTGAGTCACTTTATGTAGTGAACTCAACCAATACCATGAAAGGATGGGCGGACTATAACCAGTTCTTCAAGAATCTGATGCAGGACAAGGTAGCTAAGTCTACCAAACGAGTAATCTTTACTGCTCATACCTTATCTCAACTCAATGAGAATGAGATGGTCATTGAGACCAAAATCCCTGTTAAAGGTGCTCTTAAGAACCAAGGTATTGAAGCGTACTTTACCTGTATTGTTTATGCCAAAAAGATTCAACTGAAGCACCTCAAGAATTATGAAAATGATTTATTGGTGGTGACTCCAGAAGAAGAAATGCTTGGCTTCAAACATGTGTTCCAAACCAGTATCACTAAAGATACGGTTCATGAACGCATTCGTTCTCCACGCTTTATGTGGAAAACAGCTGAGACGTTCATCGATAACGATGCAATGAAAGTGTTAAATCGAATCAAAGAATTCTACGAAGAAGATTAAGGATAAAATATGTCTCTGTTAAATAATCTGACTACCAAAGCTGGCGTTGAAGGTGAGAAAGATATGCTTGGTGGAGGCGGTGCATTAGACTCTGCCATTTATCCAAGTACAGTCAAAGTAGGCTATCTGTCTAAATCAGGCGGTGGTGCTTTAGCTCTGAACGTCATTCTTGATATCAATGGTAAAGAAGTACGTCAGCAGCTCTGGATGACCTCTGGTGATGCCAAAGGTAATAAGAATACCTACATCGATACTCGTACTAATAAAGAACATTATTTGCCAGGCTTTATCACTGCCAATAGCTTAGCTCTGCTTACTGTAGGTAAAGAAATTGGTGAATGTGAGCTGGAGAAGAAAGTCATCAAACTGTATGACTTTGATGCCAAAGGTGAAGTCCCAACAGAAGTTGAAGTATTTGTTGAACTGACTGGTCAACAGATTCTCACTGGTCTGCAACGCATCACCGTAGACAAGAATGTTGATTCAGGTGAAGTTGATTCCAATGGTAAGAAAATTTATGTGCCATCTGGTGAGACTCGTGACATTAATGAAATCAACAAATTCTTCCGTGCAGACGATGGTCTGACCGTTCCTGAAATTGAAGCTCAGGTAACTGAAGCTAAATTCAAGAACGATTGGGAGAACAAGTTTGCTGGTAAAATCATCAACAGAGCCAAAGGCTTAGATGGTGTGAAAGCAGGTGCTCCATCAGCTGCTAAGCAACCAACCAAATCTTTGTTCTCTAAATAATAAAAAATAAGCCCACTACGGTGGGCTTTTAAATGGGCGTTCTTATGACTATCAAAGTAAGGGTGTTCCAAAATGTCTCTGGTACAGCATACCAGAAGTTATCTCATAAAATCATTCAAGGAATTATTGATAATCCAGATGATAAAGAGATTGATGTTCTTCTGACTGGTTGGGAACACGCTTCCTCTAAGTCACTTATGAGAACGCATGTACTAAAGCAACTCGAATGGTTTAAGTCTCAGGGTTACACTGTCATTTTTAATGACACGAGACTTTAATTCATGCATAAACTTATCGCACCTCTCCGAGTACATAAATCCAAGAACAAACTATTCAGTCTTAACCTGAATACCTACAGGAATGAGAATAGATTTGCATTGGATACTGCCAAAGTTAACTTCAAAAAGATTATGGAAGAGCAGATTTTACAGCTGCCAACCTTTCAGAAGGTTCGTATTACATATGTCTTTTATCCAGGTACACGTCACTTAAGTGATATTGGTAATGCATGTTCCGTTGTCGATAAGTTTTTTGCAGATGCTCTAGTAGAACTAGGGAAACTCCCAGATGACAATTATCTTTATGTTCCTGAATTGGCTTTTCGGTTTGGGTCTATAGACCGAGAGAAGCCAAGAGTAGAAATCTTTATTGAGGAAATTAATTATCATGCAGATAACTTTAAACCAAGATGAAATTCTGGAAGCTCTGAAAGACTATGCTTTCCGTGTTATCAACGTAGCTCCAGGTAACGATATCACTATCGACCTGAAAGCAGGTCGTGGTGAGAATGGTTATTCAGCAACTTTGGATATCGTTCCACAGAAGCTGACTGAATCTCATGTACCAACCCAAGCATATAACCGCACAGAGAAATCTGAAGGTAGTGTAGGGCTTCGTACAGAGGTCATGGAGCGTACAGTTGAACCTCGTCATGGAATTATGAGGGCAGAGGCTGTAGAGGCTCCTGCGGAGCTTCCAGTGGTTGGTGAAGATGTAATTGATACCAAACCACTGGAAGAGCCTCAGACTCAAGACGATGCTAACCCGGATGTAGATGCATACTTAGAAGGCCAGAAAACTCGTTCTCTGTTCGCTCGCACCTGATTAAGGAGCCAAGATGAAAGCACTTAAAGCTGCTTTCATTACTGCTCTCATAGTAGGGGTCTTTTTTGCATGGCCCCTAGTTCTGACAGTTGCTGTGATAGCAGGCATATTCTGGTTCATCTATATGGCACTTAATCAACAGGACGACGACAAACCTCAAGGATGAGGTTGGAGATAATATGTTTACTCTCTGGTTTTTAATTGGCTTATGCGTAACTCTTTACATTCTTTATATCCGAGATGGAAATAAGGTTAATGAAAAGAGAAGCAAGTTAAGAGAATGCTTTGATGATGATGGAGTTTATTGCGCCATCCTAATCCCAGCATACTTAACTTGGTTATGCATCTTCGCAGTATTCTGGCCTTTAGTTGTATACGCAGTGTACTTCTACAAAGGTAAAGATAAGGTATAACAAATGGCTGTTACTGTTACTCCCCAAAGTATTGAAGATAAAATTGCAGGGGTTTACTACTTAAATGTAGGTACTGCACTTGCTGCTGTGAATCATACTGTTATTTCACAACGACAAGAAATCAATCCTAACCATGCGGTAGAGTTAGGTTTAGTTACTATCTGCATCATAGTTTTAGAGAATGGTTACAAGGTTGAAGGCACTTCAGCTTGTGTTGACCCTAATCTTTATGATGAAGAAAAAGGACGTAAAGCTGCATACGAAAATGCTTTTGAAAAGATTTGGCAGCTAGAGGGTTATCTGCTTAAAGAATCTCTGCATGAAGCCAAACAAACTCAGGCACAGTTAGCAGACTTTAGTCTTGATGATTGTGAAGGCGGAGCCTGTAAAATTTAAATAAAGCCCCATCCTTGGGGCTTTTTCTTTTAGTACAGTTCAACCAGTGGGTGTACTGTGAATCCATTCAATGCAGTACCTATCCCAATGTTGTAGTTCAGGCTGCCAGTCACTAAGTTAGCGTCAGTGATGTTCGGCAGATTCGATTCCCAACTATTACTGAACATCAGGAAGAGTGCTCTCAGTGGATTCTCACGAATCGTTCTGAGAATAACTTTCTGAATTCTAATCTTATAGTTCAGGAACCAAGTTAATCCCATTGCATCCAGATAGAATCTGGTACGACTTGGAAGGATATCGTAGTTAACGAATTCATCCATCACTCGTGCAATGGCACTATCTTTATCCATTGGATTATTCTTACGAGTAGTCAGCTGTTTATACAGTGAATACTTAGCAACGAAGTCACCATACTGAATTGAACGGTTTAGTAAGAAGTAGATATGACTATCTCTTGAAAGTGTTACTTCCTTAGCAACTCGTTTAACACTGTCTGGAACAGAAGAAGTGTATTCGTCCATTTTGGTTAACAGTTTATCTTTCAGAGAGTAATCATCCTGCTGACCTAAATCCTCTGCGATAGTAGGCAGTAAACCTGCTTTGATTAAATCAGCAACAGGGTTACGGGCCTGTGAATCTTTGAGTTCAGAAATCTTTCTCTGATACTCATCAGCCATCTTAGGATTCTGTCCTACAGCCAGATAGTGAGAATACTCGTTAATCAGTTTCTCATTTCTTCTGTATTCTTCAGCAGCCAATACAGCTACAGACATGTCTTTAGCCATAGTAACTGGACTGATGCCTACAGTCGCTAAGTGAACCATGTTGGAAACAATGTTGGCTGCTGATACGACTACTGAACGTACAACAATCCAATCTTTCATTTCCTTCACAAATTCCATAATCCCACGCTCACCTAAGCGGAGATACTTAGCAGCATTCTTACCTAAGAATGTCTCTGCGATACTCACAAAGGCTTTCTGGAACTCTTTAGAGTAACCAGTCTGACCAGCCCACATATTCAGTACAGAAGGCTCACGATAACCAAATGCGTTATTCAGTAAGTCTTTACGTACCTTGATATCACCATTAGGCCAAATCTTTTTGGCAGCTTCTTTCATTTCAATTGGCATCAACTCATAAATCTCTTTGAGCTGTGCATCAGTTGAGTTCTTATTGATAGTGATGTACTGGTATGCATTGCCTTGGCGAGCATCTTTCACATACATCTCATGCAATCTCTGAAGAAGCATCTCATTGTATTTCTCAGCCTGAATCTCCTCAGCAATACGACCTTCCCAAGCTGCCATTACCTTAGTGAAATCATTATCAATATCCAGATGTGCTTCTTTGTTAGCACGAGGAATTTGATAAGAGTATCCCATGATTGAACCAGCTCTATTCAGAGTAGGTTGCATATAGCTCTGAGTACCAGTAGGCATAGGCTTATTGGCATCAAACAGTTCATCAACCTTACTACGTTTCAGAGTAGCTAATGCAGTTTTCTCCTTACTACCCCAAACACCTGGGGTCATTGAACCATTAACACTTCTACCTGAAATTGGGTTTACACCACCTACGGTGGTTTGTAGGGTGCTCATTACCCCAGCAATCCAACGAGGCTCACCACCATTATTTGAGTGGTAGTAGTACATTGGCTGCTTGCTTAGGTCACTTGGGTCACGAGCAAACTGAGCACCTCTGACGTAGCCTCTACGAATCAGGCTTGGCTCATCTAAAACAGATGCCACAATGACCTTTTTATTTGGGTCAGTCAGAGTAGGCGTGTAACCTTTTACAGCTGCCAGAGACTGATTCTTACCAGATTTGGCTAACTCAGCACTCTGCAAACTGCTGTAATATTTCAGCGTAAAAGTCATGCCATTGTTATCTGGCTCACCTTTAGTCATCTCTCTACTGATGACATTACTTACAGTTTCTTTATCAGCTTGTGACAATTCAGTCAGAGCTGACAATGAAGCCAGAGTATCAATCAGCTGCGTAGCTGAGTTAACAACAGTATCGTTAGGTCTGACTTTACCAGTACCGATTAAGCGAGCAATAGCCGCAGCATTAGGCAACTGATAAACCAGTGGACTAACTCCATGCACCATTTGCTTAGCCAAGCCTTTAGCAGACTTAATATAGAATGGGGCATTCTGGGCACCAACTGAATTGAGCTGAGATTCCATAGAAGCAATCTCTTTAGCCAGTTCATTTGGATTAGTCAGTAACTCATTCAGACGAGCCAAGTCATATCCATTGGCAAACAGATAAGCCATATCAGTATTAGCAACCACCTTCTGAATAGCTTCTTTCTCAGTCTGGTTCAGTGAAACAAAAGTCTGCTCAATCATGCCCGGAACCATCTCACGAATAATCTGACGTGCTCTATCAGCAGCCATGTTCTTCTGAGTTAACAAGGTATGAATGCTCTGATTGGTTTCATTGGAACCAATGAATTCATTAACCAGTTCAGCCAGAGTACCCAGCTTATCATCCTGATGAATGTTCATCATGATAGTGGTAATTGCTGTACGCACGTCCTGAGCATCTTGGTCATTGAATACAGCAGAACCAGCACTGATACCAAACGCTACAGACTTAGGAACAATCTTCTGTACCTTGAGTAACTGGTTTCTAACCATGTGACCAAAGGCATTCAGTTTATCCTGAACAGTCTGCGAGATTTCTTCGCTACCACGTTCAACTCTTCCCAGCAGATTATCTCTGACTTCACTATCAACATGGCTAATGTTTTTAGCCAGTTTAGTTAAGCGAGTAGCAACAGTAGCATTGGACAGAGATTTAGTAGCCAGTCCTGACAGCCAAGTCAGAATGGAATTAACTAAATCACCAATACGTTCTCTGATGGTAGTAGCCGGTGCTGAACGAGTACGTTTAACACTCATTTGAGCCAGTTTATTTCTCAGAGGTTCATTGGTTTCTGCTAATGCAATAAAGTTAGCCAATCTGTTAGTACGACCAGTAGCATCAGTAGTGATAGCAGTATTGCCAAATACAGCATAATATCTCTGTTTAGCCAGAGCCATCTCAGTAGCAGACGTGTTGTTAGGGTCAGTGAGGAAATCACTATACTTCAACTGGTCTCTTGCCTGAGCATACAGACTACGTGCTACCAGAACATTTGGAGAGAAATTCTCCAGACCATACTTCATAGATACCTGAAGCATCTTGAAGACAAACGCCTCTTTCTCACTCATGTCAAAACCATGAGCAATCAGAGCATCTGGAGATTTATCAATCTCAGGGTCAATGCTATCTACCAAGAGTTTCTCTTGGAAATGGTCCAGACCAGAAATCTGCTGACCAGATTGTTTAATCACTCTAACAATATTTGACTGGAGATAATCCAGAGTATCAGTCAAATGATTGATATGGTCTTGCGTTGCTTTACCCGGTTTCAGTTTGTTGAACAAGGTTTCAGCATCCAATCTGTTAATGTTGTTGGCATTACGCTGTGCAAAACTGGTTACATCGTCTGTATTCACAGAAGTTGTAGCATCAGTTAATGCAACAGTATGACCTAGCAGTCTTGACCAGTAAGAGTTAATCTCTGGATTAGAACCAATTGCAAACAAGCGCTTGATAGAATCAGCTAACTGTTTCAGCACATTGGTAACCTTACCGGCAATAGTCTTCTTAGTCATTGCATCAATCATTCTTGGGTTAACTAAACCCCATGCAATGAATTCAGCAGTAGCCTGAGCCATATCACCAGTTTCAATGTGATTCTTAATCAGATTAACTACAGAATCTGTTTCTGGATTAGTGTTTGTATATTCATTAACAAACTTAGTCATGAGAGCTTCAATAGAAGCAATCTCAGTTCTCTGATTTGGATTTAGACTGGTTGGGTCAATGTAATAAGCCTGAACAGTATTGGCAGTAGCAGCATGGATTAACTCATGCATAACTGTCTCAATAGACTGAGAACCGATATAGATGTTCTGGCCTTCTGTAAGCCCTAAGAAGCTGTTAGTAAACTTAGCCTTAGTATCAGGCGTCATTTCTTGTTGAATAGCTGATAGAGCTTCTGGAGAGCCTACATAAACATTAATATCGTTAGGAATGACTTTCTCAATTTTATCAAGAATAAATCCAGTGATTTTATTCTGACGAGATGGCAGAGATTTAGCTGCCTCTCTAACAGCAGCAACCACATCACCTTTAGCCAGAACTTTAACACCTTCATGACCAGCCAGATTTCTACCATTCTTATCCAGAGCCTCAGTCATCTGACGAGTAGGTGGAATGGTTACTCTACCCATAGGCAGAGATACTGAATCCATAGTTGGTAATTCAGTATTAGAAACTAATTGCTCCAGAGGAGTTCTGATATCAGTAGCTTGTTCACTGGTCTGCTTACCATTCTGTACATTGAATGGAATGTTAGCACCAGTCATCTGGTTAATAGAGGTAACTGTATCACCAGCAAATAAACCTCGTTTGATAGCAGTCTGAGTAGCAGCTTCTCTCTTAAGCAGAGTAGTGAATGCTTTCATTACTTCTGGGCTAGTAGGTGAATCAGTTTCATCAGCACCAATCATTTCCATAATTCCACGGAAAGATTGTCCCAGACGAATATTAGCTTCTGGACCTAATTCCTCTACTAAATTCACTCCATCCATTGCTTGTTCAAAGCGGTTAGTGAAATCTTGCAGTAAATCGAATTCATTCCAGCTTTGCAGAACACCTTGGTTAATAGCCTGTGAACCAGACTCAAGATGCTGAACAGCATTGATGTAACCATCGAATACGTTAAGTGCGTTATTCGGGTTGATATCACGAGCAATGGCTTGCATAGCTGCTTCTACAGACTGAACCAATAAAGGCATTACACGAGTACCTGGTTCGGTATAGGTAGGCATGTCTACACCAAAGGTAGACCTACGCATTTTACCATCTAGTTCTCTACGCCCTCTGGACTCCATTCTGTATACATCAGATGGAATACGTCCTTCCTCACTCAGAAGAATACCTTCGTTCAGCCTATCAACATCTAAGTTGTTAGCAGTGAACCATGAATTAAAAATTGGCATTGAACCAATCAAATAATTCTTAATGTCATTGTACTGCTGCTGAGATAAAGACTCATATTTAGAGAGCTTACCTGCTTTACGCAGTTCATCTTCTAAACGAGTTACTTCTTTATTCCATCGAGCCATGAACACTTCATGCATCACAGCAGCAGCGTAAACCATCATCTTGCCACGGTTAATTACAGTACCAAATTCAGTAGCAATAGACTGATTAACAGCAGCGCCAATCCCGATTTTAATGTTTTGAGTGATAGCATCAATTTGTTCTCCGGAGAATTTAAATTGGGTTACATCAGACCCTAAATTAATAGGTTCTCCGATATTAACCCAGTCACCATTACGGAATACACGAGCAGAAGTTAACTCGTTAGTAGTTTGAGTCAGGTCTTGGATATGAGCAATTGCAGCATCTCTCTCTTCAACAGTAGTTGCTGAATCCACTGCTCTTAATGCTTTAGTAATTGCTTCGTAGTAACCATTAACAATACCCATAGCAATCTTTCTATTAATAGCGTTAGCACCACCAGAATAGACTGTTACGGTTACTGGATTCTTAAGTAATCCACGACCAATCTTAATTGTATGTTCAACTTGTTCACCTTCGACAATATTCACATCACCAATTAGTTTGTAAGCAGCCAGAGTTACACGCACCTGATTTCTCAGACGTTCAATGTTTCTGGTTTCCTCCCGCTGTTCCTGACGAGACTTACCTTTCATAGCTGCAATTCTGTTAGGAATAGCACGGAAAGAGTCCATCATATTGTTGATGTACTGTTGAGTACCAGCAGCAGCAGTCTTATATAGGTCTAAGAATCCTGGGTCTTCAGCAGCATCATTGTACAGACGGTCAGATTGAGCATAGAACAAACCACCCTTCTCCAGTTTATCTAGAAGGTCTTGGTTAATATCTTTTAATCCAAGATGGATAATAGAGTTAAATGGACCGTTAGTAACACCATCAAGCTCCAACATGATATGGGTCTGGAATGACTCTTTACCTTGCTCTACAGCCAGCTCATATTGAGCCTGTGCATACAGTGCATGAAGAGTTTTAGTCTTCTCTTTACCTGCATTCACAGCCTCTAACAGAATCTCTGCATCTGCATCACTAATAAAGTCCTGATTCTCCGCAGCTTTAAGAATATTGATAGCATCTCTAAACAGGCCAGTATCGATAGCTTTATTCACTCTATCTCTGGCTGTATTAGAAGACAGCTTATCAATTGCAATACCCAAACCTTGAGCAATAGCATAATCAAGAAATGCATTATGTAGAGGATTATTCAGTTCAATAGTAGATGGCTCAACAGTAACCAATTCACGATGTAACTTAGAAGCCTGTGGATTCAAGTCACCTGAGTTCAACATCATACGATAGTTACTGATGACGTTATAAGCAAAGTAGATTGGAGTAGTAGCAAGGTCTTTACCTGCTTCTACCATACGAGTTAAACCATTAACTAAAGTATTAATGTCTCGTTCAATGGTACGGTTAGAACCCTGAATAGATTTCAAATGAGCCTCGTTAGCATTCTCTTCTGACTGAATGCCTAACATTCTACCAGTCCATTGAGTACCTAACTTATCAAGCATCAGGTCATGTAGACCCATGTTAATGAAGTGAGGTTGTTTGCTACCTTTATTACGGGCAGCAAGCGCCTTCTTAGGAATATCCTGACCACCACCATTTTTAACTTTAGTGCTCTGATTTTTTGGTGGAGTACCGAAGTATGCACCTGCTCTTTCTCTCTGAGGATTAGTCAATTGACCTAATAGGTCATTAGAATCCTGCATTAATTTTACTAAACGAGTAGCAGCCTCTGACTCTTCATTCATACGAATGAATACACGAGAGTTCTTCATGTTTGAAAAAATAACTTTAGGAGAACCAACAGCAGCTAATTCACTATTCTTAACAACAGTTTCCTGAACTAAACCAGCATTAATCATGACGTTCAGTACTTCAGTTGCCAGTGCTTTAGACACAGCATCACGTACAGAAATAGGTGCATTAGGGTCTGCATTGATACCTAATACCCCAAAGATTTCTCTGCTTAAATAATCAATAACATTCTGACGGTCAGTACCAACGTTACGTAGTAAGTCAACCTGTTCTACAGTAGGTCTGGTTTTGTTATCTAAACCAAGAATATCCATAACTGCTCTGTCATCATTGAATGTAGTTTCAGATGCATTACGTACAAACCACTGCATCATTCCAGCAGTCATTGCTTCAATAACTGGTTGAGGTAAGAAATAAACATTCTCATCATTGATGTTTCTAACTTCATTAAAGTACTCAACAGGATAAGTTTCCCAGAAGATACGTTGACCTTCAGGAGTTAATTTACCCCAAGACTGAAGCAGAGACTGTTCAATAGCAGGCACTAAACCAGCAAATTGACGAAGTACATTTACTTCTTTCTCAGTTACTTGTTCTGGTTGAATGAATCCTTTAAACAGATTCTGAATCTGAGTAATTGGGTTAGAGCCATTAGTAAAGATGTTATTAAGTCTCCCAGAGAAATTAGAAGTTCTCAGGAATGCTGAACGTTTACCAGTAGGTTTAAACCATTTCTTAACTTGGTTAGTGGCCTGATATTCTTTATCAGCATCTGAAGTAGATTTAGCATCAGAACGTACAGTCTCTGCCTGTAACCCATTCAGAATGTCATAGTTAACACCTTTATCTAAACCAAGGTCTAACTGAGACTCATCCATTAAGTCTGTTTCAACAGATGTAGGAGTTTCCTGAATCTGAATATCAGATTCTACAGTTTCTGGTTTCTCAAACAGTTCACCCTGAACAGGTTCTTCATTAACCTGTGCTGGAGCTTCTGTAACAGCCTCTGGCTGTGTTTCTGTAGTCTCAACCGGTGTTTGTACCTCTTCCTGAGAAGTCTCTTCAGAAGGCGCTACAAGAGCTTTTGAAGCAGTGTTGAGTTGAGATAAGGTCTTCTCATAAACTGCTTTAATTGCATTTTTCCCTGCTTCAGTAATTTCTCTAGTACCTACACCAGCAAAGTTCTTAGTCAGGACTGGGGTGCCAGTTTGTATAAACTTTCCATTACTGTAGGTGTACCAGTTATTGTCTTTTTGGTTGAACACATATACAGGTTTACCTTGGTCAACGGCCATTTGTACTGCCCAACCAGTACCCCCTTCAACAATATTCCCTGCAATGTTGCCAATGGCGAAGACTGCATCAGAGTTCAATACTTGATAGTAGTTACGTTGCAGCAGAGTACGCACATAAGCATTACTTGGTGGATATCGACGGCCCAGGGATTCATTAGCTTTCTTCAAAGCAGGATCTGCTTTAGCTAACTGCTCTGCTGTTAATGGAGTATTTCCTTTAGGTGTTTTGTTTCCTGCTCCAAAGTAATGAGCTGAATTACCTAAACCAAACAACTTACCTACCGTATCCCAAACAGTATCGGAACCTACTGCACCACCTGAATGCAGTGTGTAGTCTGATATACCAACGTCTGAAGAGGGTGACAAAGTAGTATTAGTCTCTTGCGTCTCCTTGTAACTAGTTGTTTGCTTAGGAGTGCTTGCAGGAGCTTCTGTAGTATCCTGAGTTTGATTAACTTCTTCAGTAGCCATAGGCTGAGACTCAGCAGGTACTTCAACAGGTTTACCATCTACTAGTTGACTTGTAATAGTGTGTGCCTGTCTTACAGCAGCAGCATCATTACGAATTTCCTGTATTAAGTTCTTAGAACGTACAGGATGATAAGTCATAGGATTTCCATCCAGTGACAAATATGGTTGACCAGTAATAGGGTTGACTACCATTACAGGCTGATTACCAGTGAAATTCTCGGCTGCCAGCTCAAATGCATTAACTTTGGTTTCCATGTGCGTAGCAAAACTGTTCAGATGGTCTAACAGACCCTGAGCACGTTTAGTATCACCTAATGATAATGCACGGAAGATACCTTGCTGATATTGCTGAATACCAATAAACCCTTCAGAACCCTGACGTACATCCTGACTTACCTGACTCATAACTTTGCCAGTAGCAGAGATGACTCTCAGCTTGTTTAAGTCTTGTTGGCTTAAACCAATAGCATCTGCTGAGTTAATCAGTTTATCTGCTGTCTCAGGAGTAATAGATGCAGCATCTAAATTCATTTGAGCCAGAACAGATTTAACTCCTTTCTGTACTTCAGGAGACTGGTAGGTCTCTGGAGTAATTTCAGAAGGCAGTGATTCCATGACTTTAGTCATTTCATCAGGAGTCAGTTTAAAGCTTTCAGCAGTAGTCTTGATGGCTTGTACATCAGGATTACTCAGTACTGCATTGATGTTATCAATAGCAGTCTGATACTGAGCTTTCTGTTCTTCTGGAGCAGATTCCATCTGTGCCTGAATGTTAGGCAGAGCTTCTTCATATGCAGAGATAACGTTGTTACCAACAGTAGCAAGGTCACGTCTTGAAGCTTCATCCAGTTGACGATTACGGATTGCACGAGCAATACGCATAATTGAATCAGGAGAGCTGATTTCTTCTTCTGGGATGGCTTTAAAGACTTCTTTTGCAGCTGGTTCAGTAACAGCATCTACAGCTTTAGTAGCAGGAGCTGCTTCTGGAGTAGCAGTTTCTGGTTGTGGAGAAGTCTGCTGAACAGATTCATTAGCAGTATTTACAGTGTTTCTGAAATCCTGTGCTCTGGTTTGTTCTTTTTGAGCTTGTCTCTCATTAAATGCACTACGACCCTGCTGGATTCCTTCCTGAATTGCTCTAGGTGTTTCACTAACAGCCGAACCAAAAGCACCCATACCCGCACCAGCAAGAGCAGACTCAGCAACGTTTGAACCAATATCTTCAGATAAGGACTGAGATTCATCAGCAGAAGTCCGTACACCGAGATTAGAGCCAAATTGACCAGTAGCCCCTTGCGATGCTTCCTCAACAGTCTCTTTAAGTGTGTTACCAAGGATGCGTGATGCAGCACTTGAGAATCCTTTACCTTCTAATAATGAAGGAGAGAAAATTCGAGATTCAAATGGAGCAGCAAGTTTACCTGTTAACGCACCCAACGTACCTGCTACAGCAGCTGTGACGTTACCAGCCTGAGTACGCACTTGTCTTCTGGCTTGGTCTTTAGACATATCATCAGCAATGAGGTCTCTGTACATAGGAGACTTCTCAGCAAGCTGAGCATCAGTCATTCTATCAATCTGGTCGAGAGTCTGCTGCATGTTAGAACCAGCTTCTTGGAAGCCAACATAACTAACAAAAGCATTCTCAGCAGCATTCTGAAGTTTTTCTCTACCATATTTGGTAGCAACTAACTTAGTAGCAAAATCTTCACCATACTCTTTAACTAGTTCTTTAAATGCACCACGGGTAGCTAACTTACCTACTAAACCACCAGTTAATAAATCAGGAGCAGATTCTGCAATCAGAGTAGTTAATGCACCTGGTTTATCTCCATACTGTTCAGCAGTGTTAACGAACTGGCGCAGCTGTTCCTTAGCACCAGCGACTAATGGATTATCACCTTTAGCAATGTCAGCAGCTTCACGCTGAGCACCTTGGTTCTTGAACTGTTCTTTCTGTGCTTCAATCACAGATTGTTCATACAGGATACCTGGAGAGTATTGACCTCTCTGTTCATCAGTAAATTCTTTTAAAGGTTTATCAATACCTGCTTGGTCTATCAGAGTAGGTTGACCTGCTAAGTCTTCACGTCCAGTTACATCAGCAATTAAATCCTGGGTATTTTGGGTAGCCAGATTAACTAAACCAAGACCAAAGCGAGCTGTGTTACCTAACCAAACTTGAGCAGCATTACCAATGTCACTGGCTTCAATACCCTGACCAGAGAATTCATCAGTGTTTGCCTGAGCGATATTCAGAGATAACTTATCTCGTGCAGCTTGAGGTCCATACTTCTGCTGTAGAGCAGCAATAGGCATGTACTGTAAGTCTTCCAGATACTGCTGATTAGCAGGAATTTGAGCCTGTTGTGCAGGTGCCTGATAGTTTGGATGGTTCGGGTCAAATGGGCCAGTACCACCAAATTCTGGAGACACTTGGGGGTTAATCATCTTGCGATAGAAAGGTTTAGTACGTGCAATAGCATCGTAGTTAGCCTGCATCTCAGGAGTGATTGGCTGTGCTTCTGAAATACTAAAATCATTAATATTGCCAGTATTAGCAGGAGCAGTAGGAGCAGCAGTAAGCATCTGAGTCATCTGCTCACGAGTATATTTAGGACCTGCTTCTGCTAAACGAATAGCTTCCTGTGCTCTCTGGTATCCCGGGGAACCAACAGGAAAATCAATCTCTACTCCCGGAACAGGAGCACCCATCTCTACACGTTTCTGTTGAGTAGCTTGATTTAGTTCTTGTGCTTTTTGCGCCCCAACACCAGATAACTGTTGTTCTTTTTCAAATCCGGTAGCCATTAGGAATCCTCAGAAGGGAATTAACTGATAGAAGTGTACTAAAAGAAATCCCTCACTAGGAGGGATTTTTGTACTTAACGAGTATTACTATTGAATTTCGGGTCACCTAATCGTTCATCCAGGAACTTAACTAACTCTTTTCGTTTACCGGTATAGTCCGGCACTACTGGAGTTAATTTAGGTAGGGCCTCACCAGTAATGTTAGCTTTAGGCAGTGAACGTTGATATTGAATCAAAGGAGCATTTGCTTCCTTAACCAAGGAATCTCCTGTCGAGTCAACCAAACGTAAAGCATCAGTGTAGGTTTGACGTGCAGCAGCATTGTTAGCTGTCTGTCTGGTCTGTTTAGCAATGTCTTCAACATCACCAAACGATACTGTTACCCCATCAGCAAAGCCTCCCCATCTACCCGGAGATAGTGACTTCTCAATGATGTAACCAACGGTACTAGGAGTAGCTCCAGGGTATGCTTTCTTAACTCGGCTATATGCTTCAATAGCTTCATTAGGGTCACTCAGACGTGACTGGAGACTTTTAATAACATCATCAGCAGAAGTCTTAGTATCATCCTGTAAACTGAATACAGTAGGGTCTACGCCTTGTCTAATGAATGCTGCTCGTACATCTTGGGTAGCATCCTGTTTAAACTGCTGACCCGCCTGAGCATTCTGTGTAGTCAGAGAAGTTAATACACCAGCTTGCTCAGGAGTAGGAGCACCTAATGCCTGAATATTCTGACCAACAGCAGTAGCAACCTGATTACCTGTAACCGGGTTGATATCATATTTCTTCTGAAGTTCAGCAGCTTTAGCACCCATTGGTTTATCTGGATTATCCAGAACCCATTGGTTTAATTCCTGAGCATAGCTACGGAAGTTACCTCGCTCTTTTGCAGCAGCAGCTCTTTCAGAGTTAGCAGCAGCTCTTGCAGCACGAGCATCAGCAAGCTGTGCTCTCTGTAAACTAAGCTGTTCAATCTGCTGTCTGCGATTAGTTAAATCACCATAGAGCTGACGAGAGTCTGCAAAGTTAGCTTCATTCTGTCTGAGGAATGCTTCAGCTTGAGCAGGGTTAGCAGCCAATAAAGAATAGAATTGGTTCTCATAAGGTTGAGAAGCTTGTTCTTTCTGTAATTGGTCTAACTGGATTTGACCAGTCATATCCTGTCTCAACTGACCCGGACGAGTAGCCAATGTCTGGTTAATAGCATTCTGGTCTAATGCTGCACCAAATCTTTGACGTAAAGCATCAGCAGCATACTGAGGCATTGCCTCCTGTAATTGGTTAGGGTCACGATAGTTAAGTAACTCATTCTGTAATGCAGCAGTATTTTGGGTACGTGCTGTATCAAAGTTTAAGTTACTTAATTGACGCTGTTGGTCGAAGGTTCCAAGTAAGCCAGAGATGGCATCTCGGATACCTTGAACACCAACTTCTTGAAGTCTTGCAACTCCAGTTAAGTCGGGAGCATCAATATTTCTCCAAGTAATCTGAGCCATATCTACCTCTTAGAAGTTTAAACGATTCTGGTTCAGGTAGTTTTGAACATCCTGTTCTTTACCTTCATAGTTAGATGTACGACCTCTAATACGGTCTTCAAGTGCTGTATTATAGGCTTGGGTCTGATTTCGCAGGTTAGTATTAAAAGCATTCTTCTGGAAGTTTAACTGGTCACGAGCTAAATCTAACTGCTGCATACCTGTCCAGCCTTGGAACAATGAACCTAACCCCTGAGCCAATGGAGATACAATTCCACTTGATTGAAATCCTGTCTCAGGGTTAGTACCACCAAATAGAATACGCATCGTATCTTCAGATGGAAGCCAAGAAGCAAATATACTTCCTAAGCCACTAGTTGCTGGTGCTCCATCTGTGATGGGGGTGGATAAATTAGTATTTAATACTGAACTCTGAGTAGGATTATACCCAGAGTCAAATAATGGAAGTTGGCTGGTTTGATAACCACCAAAATTCAAATCAAAAGCCATATGTCACCTCATTATTTAAATGGCATAGCTGGAACATTAGTAAGGTCATCAGGTAATGCTAACAGTGTGGTAACGAAATCCTGAATAGTATTCAAAGTAAGAGGGCCAGGATTCTGAAGTAATGTTCTATTAAAGAATGATTGAGCTGTCTCAAACAGATTCAGATATCCACCACGAGTTAAATCCTCAATAGAGATATCTTGGTTTCCATTAAGAGCATTCATTGCATCTTTAATCTGTTCCATTCTATCTTCATAGAGTTCCTGTTGAACTCTCATTTCTTTCATCACCGCCTGCAAATCACTTTGAAGCCTTTGGTTAACACCTTTAGTTACCGCAGGTACTAATTGTAATACTTCTGAAGCGTAAGGTAATCCTTTACTACCACCAGCACCTGCTTCTGATGAGACACCATAAGCCAAAGCAACTACAGCAATAATAACACCGATTTCTGGCGCTACTCTTCTAATGACTTGCTGCACAGCTACAGCCACAACTACACCAATAGCAATCTGTGTGCCTAAGTAAATAGCTACTGCTGCTGCTACAGATGTACCTGCTGCTGTCGCTGCTGACGCAGCAGCCGCTGCACCTGTTGCTAATGAGCCTAATGAGATAACAGATACGACGATGGCAATAACAATAACGACTACTTTGAACCATCCTGATTGGTACCATTTAAGCTTCTTCTCTTCATACGAATTAGCTACTAAATGAAGACAATCAAAAGTCATCTGAGTACGGTCAACTAAATCCATATCAAGTACAACGGAACGGCATAATGGAATGAGGAATGCTTCATTACCATCTGTACTTTCTAAACTCTTCTTAGCACTGGTAGAGACATTGTGACCTTTATAGATATGGTTTATGTGCTCTAAACCACACAGCTCTATCTCCTCATACTGATTAGCTGAAATCTGTTTTCTGAAATAGATAACAGATACATCAGCAGTTAACTCAGTAGACTGGTCAAATTCATTAATGATGGTGATAGAAGCTGCTGTACCAAGCTCTCTGGTAATAGTGCCTTCAGTACCAATAACACCTGTCTTCACAATGTATGAAGCATACTGATAGCTGATGGTTACATCGTATGGTTCCTGCCTCAGTTTTAAATTATTTACAGGAGGCTTAGGACTACTCTTTCCTGTAGTACCATCAACAGCAGTAACATTATCGTTATACCAAGTTAAATAGGCTTCCTTCTGTGAAGGAGAATGTTGAGCCAGATACTTAAAATACTCATGCAGATATGCAATTGACGATGGGTACTTTGAGTTGAGTGAAATACCCAATACAAAGAATGCATGGTCAATATCACCTACATCAGGGTTTTCATTAAGCTTATCTCCAAGTTCAGTAAGACTAACCCCGATACGTCTCAGGATGTTCTTATTGGCTTTATATTCATCTGCTGGAACATTAGCAGGATTAGTCCAATCCTTGTTATATACCCTCAGAGGAACGATAGGATAATAGTCACTATTGGCTACATCATCATCGAGGATATCGTCCAGAGTAGGATAGGTACCTGTGCCAGCTTCATACATGAAGTATTGCTTACGAGATAAAGTATCCACTACAACAGTGGTTGTGATAGTGGTTTTGAGAGCCAGTATATCTACTTCAGTTTTTACTGTAGTAGTTGTATATGTGTACTCACCAAAGTTGTTATTAACATCATTGGTAGTTACTTCATCATCCACATCACCAATCTGATAATCTCGTTCTTCTACAGTGACTGTAGGAGTACCAGCTTCACGTACACGATAAATGACTTGGTAATAATCACCAGATAAATTCACATCTGGGAATAAAACTGTTTCTGTGTATACAACAGTTTCTCCATCTAGATAATCAATAGTGACTACACCATTATTATCAATTGAATATTGGTAGTCTGCGTTGGTAGGAACACCTGGAGGAGGATTACCAAATCCACCGTGGTCTTCATCCCAATCATAGGTTTTGGTTAAGTAATCCTCAGTCCAATAACCAAGGTCTACTGTACCGAAATCTGACATGACTAAGGCAACTTGCTTACCAGAGTTGAGAGATGATAGTACATCCATCAAATCCTCTTGGTTCAATGTGCCATAGCCAATACGTCCTTCAGGTAAGCCTGTAGGAGAGTAATCTCTAGCGTATCGATATGTCTGGTCAATCTTAATACCCATGCCATTCAAATATGAACTTTGCATAGTGGCAGAAATATCTGTACCAGCCATGATAGCGGAGTTAATAGTCTTTCTAAGAAAGTTGGTTTGCTCTTTGTCCCCAGACAAGTTGAATGTCTGTGAAGCTACAGAGATAACCTTTTTACGACTAAATAATCCCATAGAGTAAAAAGGGGCCGAAGCCCCTCTCCTTAGTAATTAACCTGAACTCCATCTGCGACTTTTCTCGTAAAGGCATCCACAGCAGCTGTATCAAAGCCTGTTGGAAGTGGAGTTCCATCGTCCACTGTCTTACGAGTAATCCAAGTATCAGCCACAATCTTAAGTGCTTTCTGTTCAGCATCTCGAAGGAACCCATCTCTCTGTTGTTTATACAGAGCAATTTGAGCACCCAGAATACCGGTAACAGAAACACCATCAACAGAATCAGAAATCTGTGCCATCTCAGTTTTAATCTTCTGTCTGGTTAAATCAGCAGTAGCTTCTTGAACAGCAATCTGCTTATCCAGTAATTGCATTTCCTTGTCTTTAACCAGAAGTTCTTTATCAGCCAGTTCAACCTGCTTCTCAGCTAATTGAATCTGCTGTTCCATCAGTTCCATCTGCTTCTGAGCATTCAGTAATTCTTGCTGCTTGTTCAGTAAATCTTGAGCAGCCAAAGCTACCTGTGCATCTGCTAATTTAATCTGCGACTGCACCAGAAGGTTATTCAGGTACGTCTTATCTCTTTCAGTAAGGAAGAGTACAGCCTGTCCCAATACTGCCGTTAACTGGCCCAGATATACTTCTGCATACGATGTGCCAGTAATACGGTCTTGTTCCCATTGATAGGTAAGATGAGCATTGGCTGCTGTCATTAACTCATCAAAGATACCTGTACCATCAACGACCTTAGTAGTTAGGTCTTCGTTGGTAATGGGTTGAATAACATAATCAGCCATTGCTCTACTCCTTAATCAATAGATTTAGAGGCAGCCTGCTGAGCTTTAAGAGCTTCCAGCTCTGCTTCAGTCAGTTGAGGCAGTACTTCAATACTGTATGCTTTAGCCAGAAATGTCTGTTGGGTATCTCCCTTAGGACCTTTAATAGTTTTGACAGAAGCATATTCACGGTCACGTAAGAACTTATAAATGATGTTCGGAACGTGATAACCATTCTCATAGAATTCTTCACGGTAAGGAACAAATACTTTAACGTTACCAACTACATCATTACCTACAGTGATAATCTCACCGTGGTAGTCAGCCTTAGATGGGTCCATACAAGTCAGACGAATACGAACCAGTTTCATTGCATCATCAGCAGCTTCAGCTCTGAGTTGAGCAGCAGACTTGGTAGTTGATTTGGTTTCAGTCACAGTTTCTTCCTCAGATACATTTTCATTCTTACCTTCTAAAACTGCATTCACTTTCTCACGCAGTTTATCTACACCGATATTAGGATGGTAAGAAATACCTAATTGGTCAGCACGCTGTTTCAGTACATCTAATTCATTCAGTTCAGACATAGAAGTTTTCCTTTTAGGACTCTGGGTGGAACCAGTTTTGGTCTAGCTAAGTGTATCGTATTTTTTAGATAAAAAAAGAGTGGGTTTCCCCACTCTCTTAGTCAAAATCTCAATTACATCTGAGCTACAGTCTTGAACAGTGCAATCCATTCAGGACGCAGAATCAGTGAACCGTAGTACCATTTGATTGAGGTGAAGCCCATTTCGCCATACGGGTCTGCATAAGATGCAGTCTCGATGCCTGGTTTCTTGGTATAGGTAACGAACTTAACAGTCTTACCATCTGTCTGGAAACCGATAGTGGTGAAGGAGCCAGAACCAACACACAGCATTGGGAATACGTCGTACTTGCCAGAAGTAGCGTAGTAACCTGGGTTGGTAGTAACTGCTTTACCAGCACCTGCCCATTTCAGCATCTTAGGAACAACGATGATGCGGAAAGAAGCGATAGAACCAATCTCACCTTGCAGGATAGTACCAGCATCAGCATACTGCTGAACCGGGATGAAAGCTGCATTGTCAAACGGGTCTTTCATCTTACGCAGCATCAGTTCCAGCTCAGAACCAATGTACAGAGCACGAGCACCTGGAATAACACGAGTATCAATCATACGCGAACCAGCAATCAGCTTGGTCTGCATAGGACACAGGTTGTCATTCAGAGTAATACCCATCTTAACCAGACCGTCATAGGTAACTACAGTAGCAGTACCTTCGCCAGTCATATCTGCGTTAGAGGTAGCAGCACCTGGATAACGAACAACACCAGCACCATTCAGCAGGTCAATCTGCAACTGGTCTTCAGTGATTTCGTTAGCACCTTTAACAGCTTCCTGAATCAGGTGCATATCCAGCTCTTCGTCGGTATCGAAATCCATTGCTTCCTGAGTCCACTCATAGAAGAAGCCGAATTTCTTGATAGTGCCTTGCAGCTGAATACGGGTGAAACCAACACGGTTAACACGACCACCATTCTCGGTCAGAGCAGGCATCTTAGCTGGGATAGTACCGATATCTTTGCTAGAACCATACAGGTTACCGTTAGTAATAGTAGCACCAGCAGCATCAATACCTTGGTCGTTGACGTTACGGTCATCCAGCAGTGGGATATAGTGATACAGCTTAATGGTTTTACCCATGTTCTTAGGCATGTTGGTTACATCAGCCAACTGACCAAAGTACATTTCTTTAGCTGCATCAACGAGCGCTTTCTTGTAGTAGTAGTCCAGACGAATCTGCGGACCAACACTAGAAGACGTAGTATTAGGAGCATTATACTTCATAATTAATCACCCTCGATTATCGAAACTTAGAGTTAAACGCTTTCTCAAACTCTTCATCAGACATAGACAGAGGATTTAAATCTGGCTCTTTAGTTGTCTGAGTCTGTTTGGATGGACTTGCAGCCTTACGCTTTGCAGCCCTTTCAGTATCATCTTGCGTAGGTACTTTTGGCTTAACTTCTACTGGCTGTTGGGTTGGCTTCTTATTGAATGCGCCCTGAGCAGCAAGTTGTTTACCAATAGCTTCATACGCCTGTAAATCTGAAAGACCACTCAAATTCCCCAATGCTCTCTGCTTCATCATCTCAGAGGCGATTGTGTCAAAAATTCCATTTGCCACATGCTCATTGATGAGTGGAATAAGATTTGGTTCATTTGCAAGTGCACGTTTACTGTTATCATCCCATTCATCGAGAATGACGGTCATTGTCCGATTATATGTTGGAGTATGTTCGATACTATCCAACACCGTATCTAGATTAACCTGTGCATCCGAGACTGAGTAATTACCAGGTGTGTACTTCGGTTCTTCCTGTGTATTTACATCGAGAGGGTCAATGCCACTCTCCTTAATGAGTTTGCCAATAGCATCAGGATTCTTTTTATCTAAATCGATTAGATAAGTAATCTTTTGCTCATCAAGCAGACCATTATTTTCCAACATCTTAAGAACTTTTAAAGATGGTTTCAAGGCCGCCATCTTTTTATTATAGTTTGCTCCTTGTTGCATCAGCTTAATAGCTTCATCAACTGAGTCGATTTTAATATCTCGACCATTCGCTTTGAATGGAGCAAACAACTTATTCAACTGAGCTTGAGCATCAGCTACTTCAGGTTCAGCCTCAGTAGATTTATTCTCTTGTTCAGTTGATTCTGTTCCTTCCTGAGTATCAGTAGATTGAGTTTCTTGCTCTGTAGAAGTATCAACTTCTTCAGTAGTTTCAGTCTCAGTATCTTCTGTATCTTCAGCTTGAGTAGTAGTAGTTGTTTCAACTTCTACTTCTTCTTTCTTTTCAGTCTGAGTTTCCGTTTGCTCATGTGAAGATGCCGACTTAAAGGTCGGCATCGGAGCATTCAGGAAATCAGCATCAGACATACTAAGAATAGATTGTTCAACACTGTTTCCAGCCATATGCTATTACTCCTGTACGTCTTCTTCTAACAGCTCAACTTCGGTTGCTTGGTCAGCAGGCAGAGAACCACGAGCTTGTTCAGCAAACATTTCCACGCGAGCCAAGAACTGACGGAAATACGCAATGGCTAACATCTGGTTACGGATTTCAGCCTGGGAAGCCTCGTCCTGCATTGCAGGGTGAGCCAGAAGAGATACTAGTCGCTTAGGTTCATTTTCGAAGAACTCGGTATCAACCAGTTTCTTCCAATCACGATTCTTAACGATGCGAGAAACAGCATCACCTAAAGCAATCATTTCTTTCTTCTGTTCAATAGTGATTCGAATTTGTTCTACTTGACTCATGTCGTGTGTCCTCATTACGAGATATTAGATTTCACTAAGTGGCTTACCAGTCTTGAGAATATAGTCCACAATCTTGGTTTGGGTTTGGCTTTCAGCTTGAGCCTGAATACGTTCAACATCACGAGCCTGTTTAACACCAGACTCTTGTTCAACATAATCCAGATTTTTAAGGTCTGTATCACTTTGAACGTTTCCAGCTTGTGTAGCTTTATACCCTGCTGAAGCTCTGTTTTCAATCGCTTTAGATTGAGTTTCTGCAATTTGAGCCTCTAATAATGCAATTTCCAGCTCAGCTTTACGTTGTGCAAGTGGGTCAGGTTGAGGCTGATATTTCTCAATTCGTTTAGCTAAGTCAGGCATATTTCTCAGTCGAGCAATATCACTTAATACCATCTGAGACATTTCAAATGGCAGGCTATTACCCATAGTCTGAAGCATGAATGCTAACTCTTGTGCCTTCTGGTTATCTGCTTCAGCAGTAGAAATACTTAACTTGAGGTCAAAGTTTCCAGCTAATTCATCTCTACGAACTGATACGAAATCATCATTAGTGATTCGTACAACTTCTTCTTCAGATAAGAACTCAGCATTCATAGATACAAACTTATAGCCAATATCTATAATGCCTTGAGCCAATCTACGAAGAATACCTAACTCACGTTTAGAAGCAGCATCAAGTGCTCCACGAATACCAGTAGCTACATCGCCTAAAGCTTGTGATGCAATACCTTGTGAGAATGACTTAACACCAGTAAGAGATTCAGCTTCATTATTCTGATACTGAATCATCAGAGGCGCTGACTGAGGAATCTCAGGAGACGTATGCATATAGACACCTTGTCTTGGGTCCACGTTTGCATTGAACTCATAGTCTTCACCTTTATCAAACTTACGTCTGTTAGTCACATCCAACATGTCTTTACGAATACCAGTTTGACCATTAGCACTACGAGCCAGAATATCAATCATGGCACGAGTAGTAGCTCCAATAATCTTCTGGTTATCTTCTAGTAAAGCACCATCAGGCTCACCATAGATAGAGCGAGTAACTGGCAGATAGGGAACGATAACAAATGGAATTTGTTTATCTGGGAATGGGTTCTCTTCAAGACGAATCATCGTATTCCCTACAAAGGTAGCTACGATTGGTACAGTCTTACCATCACCATTAATATCCCAATATCCCCAATACTCATAAGCAATAAACTTCTTACGAGGTTCATCCTTAAAGTTGAAACCAGATTGGTCTTCGGTCATATGGTCAGGAGTATTAAGAGGATTAGACATACTTGTAGAAATCTTATCCAGATTCTTATATCTACCATCTTTCTCTAAATCCGACTTAGAAGTCTCAAAACTATAAATAACAAACTGAGCTTGTTTGATATCACCATTACAAGTTGGGTCGATAACTACGTTCTGAGAGTTAACTACTTCAACAGTAGGTTGGTTAACAATAATCTTTTCGTACTCAACTTCCTGAGTACCTTCTTGTCTAGCCACATATGCACCACGATTCTCAAAGGAATAATCTACAGAGGCAATAATGTCATCTGGTAGATTGTGATATGCATTAGGGTTCTCCAGCTTTAACTGAAGAGCTTCTTGGATAGCAGCTACTTGGTCAGGAGTCTGTGCTGGATAATATGCATACACAGGAACAGTCTCTTTAATTTTTTGAGTCTGTTCACGCCAACCAACACGAACAATTACAGTACCTTCATTAACAGCAGTACGAACGTAATCATCAATGAAACGTACCTTATCAATCTTAATATTGAACTGATAATTAAGTACTAATTGGTTCTGGATAGCAGCTTGTCTGTCTTCCCATGTAACAGGAGCCACAGAGAATAACTCATCTGTACTTAAGAATGGTTCTGTAAGAGCTGAGTATCTCCATTCAGCTTGCTTACGAATGAGCATAGGTTGTACTGAAGACCTACCTGGTAACTTCTTAGGTTTAGCAGGACCAGTAACATTCAGGTTATCTAGCCAAGTAGTAATCTTGCTCATTTGAGCACTATGAGCGCTGGATGCAGAATCGTAATCTGACTTGAGGTCAGTTACGTTAGGTTCATTTTTCCAATCAGTTAAGTTGGCAGACTCTGCTGGGTCAACTGTTGGTAATTCATCTTTAGCCATTTCGGTTATCCCTCAGTTACTTTGCAAGCAGTATATATGTTTTGATGCATTTCTGAACTTAGTTTGCTGTCTGTCTCCATATTTATCTAATCTTTTTAAGTGTATCTATTGTATTCTTTACTCACTTCTTAAGAAGAATATTGGAGGCTTTCAAATGCATGAGCCAGTTTCAGGAACTGCTATCACGACAGGTTTGGGTGCTACTACTCTACTGTCTTATTGGGCAGGTATTCCACCTGGAGTCATCATTGGTTCATTTGCTGGAGCAGTGGTCTATGTTTTGACCAATTCAGACATTCCCCTATTTAAAAGGTTAAGTTTTTTCTTAATCTCTTTTGTAGTGGGAATCATTGGTTCAGAGTATGCATCTAAGATAATGAGTGCTGTTACTTCAGCTCTCACTAGAACAGATATTACTGTGGACCTTTCGGTTGGAGCATTTGTAGCTTCTGCGGTAGCTATTAAACTAATCCTAAGTCTGATTGCAAAAGCAAAGATTCCCGACTCACCGACGGGAGGAACTCAGTGATGGTCATTGTTGATTACTTAAGGTCGTTAGGGCCACTTGAGATTCTCAATGCAGTTATCTGCTTTGGTATTTCATTTCGTCTGATGTGCTTCAGACAAGGCTCTGCACAACACAAAGTTATCTACTCATTCTTGGCTTACATCCTCATAGTAGCTACAGCAGCTATTGGTATCAGAATCCTGATGAAGCACTGCACCCATGTCGATATATGGGAAGTGATTGTCAATGGAACTGTGCTAATCGGTGTTGTAGGCTCTAGAGGCAATATTGCTAGATTCGTAAAGGTGGAATTTAAATGAGTAGAACCATGTCACAGAACGGACTGAGGTTTACAGCAGCTTGGGAACAACTCAGAACCAAAGCCTATAGAGCTACCTCTAAGGAGAAGTACCTAACCATTGGTTATGGTCACTATGGTTCGGATGTTAAACCAGGAGATACAATCACTGCTGATGGTGCCTTAGTCTTACTTAATAAAGATATGGATGAAGCTGTTCAGTTAGCTGACTCCATTGCCAGTAAGAAATTTAACCAGTCTCAGTTTGATGCTATCTGTGACCTTATCTTTAATGTTGGACCTAAAGCTGTGGCAGCAGGCACAGGAACAGGTAAAGCAGTTAGAGAAGGTGATATAGCAACTCTCAGAACCAAACTTCCTCAATTCAGAAATCAAGGTGGAGTACCTACTCTCGGTGTATACCGTAGAGCTATAGGTCGTCTTGCTCTGTTTGATGGTAAGACTTGGTCTGAAGCTGAGTCCATTGGTCGAGCAGTCAAATCATTGTGAGGTAATACATGATTGATAAAACCAAGTTAATTAAGCTTGGTTTAATTGCTCTAGCTCTCATCTTGGTGGGAGCTTTTTTATCTTGGTATATAACCAGTAACCATTATGAGACTGCACTTGCTACACAGAAGTCTTCATACGATGGGAAACTGAAATCTATATCAGATGAAGCAGCATTTAAACTAGGTAACGAAGTAGACCGTAACAACAAACTCCAGAAAGACTTAGCTGATTTAGACGCTAAGAAATATCAGGAACTCCAACATGAAAAAGATGCTAACGATAAGCTCACTGCTGATGTTGCTTCTGGTAAGCGTAGGGTGCTCTTCGCAGAAGCCAGTCTTGCAACCTGTAAGCTCTCCAGAAGTACAGGAGCAAAGGCCAGCAGCATGGTCGATGGAACCTCACTCGAACTCTCTGCAACTGCTGGACGAAACATTCTCGGTATCCGAAGAGGAATAATCGAAGACCAAGCTAAATTAGATTACCTACAAGACTACATACGTAAGGTAGAGGAATCTAAGAATGCCAGAATTAATACCCAGACAAAGAAGTAACTCCCTTCGGGAGTGAGCAGTGGTACTTCCCTATATCCGTATAACGTTCTCTAAGGTCCTACGGGGCCTTTTTTATTGGAGTTAATATGAATGCTCAACTAGTAGAGATTCAATGCCGTCTAGGTGCCTTACAGGCTGAATTAGAAGCCATGAAGATAGCTAACCTAAGACGACTCTCAGATAACTACTCAGAAGCCTATGACGAAGAAGCATTCTTCTATGTGGCTTCCCAGATGGAAGCTTTAGCTCAACGAGCTGTGGAGATTAGCCATGAGGGTTAAAACTTATCTTCGAAGGGAACGTAATGGTGAACTCCCTAAACAGGAATTCAAAGATGATACAGGTGTATATGAGTATCCAGATGCACTACTGACTCTGTACATTAACGTTCTATTTAACAATTCGAATACAGCGTTACGTCGAGGTATCGATGAGATGCTTAAAAGAATTGAATCACCAAGAGTCCGTCACATACTGATTATCATTAAAAGAGCACCAATACCCATTGGTAAGTTAAATTTCTTTTACTCAGCATTGGAACAAGACCTTGGTGAGATTAAAGAGCTATCAAATAAAAACTCCTCCTAATGCTGGCTTGTGGAAGCCGCACGGTAAACACTGCTTTTCTGGTCATAGCCCCGGCTCCGCATACGAAAAAGCTCTTTTCGGAGCTTAATCATAACATCCTTTTCAAATCGGGACGCAGTAACCGTAGTCCACTTCATCTGCAATCGGGTCTACGGGGAAAGAAAGTTCCGACGGAACCATATCTAACATTGGTTTTATAAGAGAGAGGACATACATATCAGCATACAGAAGAGGAAATAGAATAGTAGTCTAGTGACAAAAGCGCCAGACTTGGCGCTTTCTTTTAATATGAATCATAGATGTGAAAAGGGGCCGAATGGCCCCTTTTTTATTCTGTTGTCTTGATATGCCTGATATGTCATATCTCAACAAAGTGGATGTTGTTTTAGGAAACTCCGGCTGTTTCGGCCTGCGCTAACCGTTGCAAGCCGTAGTTGGTGTGAATTGTTGCGTATACCATTAATTCGGCCTCTTATTTTTCAGTAATTACCAAGTAGATACTGCCGCTCTAACCCAGGTATTTGTTGCAACACACACATAAAGATATGTGGAAGATATTGCAATATTTCCAGCAACCCCGGATGCAGTAGCTGAGGCAGGAACATCAACTACACGAGGTAACCTGTACCAACTATTCCATGCTGAAGTATTAGTGTTCCAGGTTCTTCTGTAGGTATTACCTGTAGTCGATACAAAGTCTTCATATGCCCCGGCACGTAAGTTCTGGTGCCCACCATACAATGCAACAACACCATAAGATTCTGGCCATGTAGCATCGTTATAAACAGGCGAAGTCATCATAGCATAAGGTGCTATGATAGATGGTGTAGATGAGACTGTGATAAGAGAAACCATGTTATTGGTTACAGTCTTACCCTGCATCTGCCAATCACCATTAGAGTTATACACCCATGAATCAATAGACTCATTAGGGGAACCCACACACTTAACAACCATGCCCGGTAACCATGTAATCAAACCATAGTTACTGAATGTACTCGCTGAAGGTTTACCAAAAGTACTGCTCTCATACGTAGTGGCATAGTCTAAAAATTCCCATAACCCAGTGTTTGGGGAGACTCGTACCCGGCCTAAATACCGGTCAGTACAGTAAATACCTTTAACACGGGGTAAAGAGTGGAAGTTATTAGATGCACGGATTACAGCATCAAAACCATACACATATGGAGCTACCGAACCATTTGCTATGAATAGGTTAGGGAGATAAGACGAACCATCTGATGACCTTCTAGCAGGAACACCAGAAAAACTAATCTTAGCTGCCGTATTTGAGTAAGTAACAGCCCAATACAGAATAAGCTGGGCCTGCGCAATAGTATCGCTAGAGGTGCTTGGTGGGTTATGGGTAACACCATTGATACTAACCTGTGCAATCTGACGGTCCCCAGCACAGTGAATAGCATAGTAAGTATCATCAGCATAGTTACCACGAATGCTAATACTATTGATATCCAGGTTATAAATCGTAGTATACCCAATACCAATGAGAGTCCGGTTATTCCCAGTAGGCCAAAGTTGGATATTGGATAAAACCAAGGAATTAATAAGGCAGGTATGTGCATCACCTGTGCTTGCCGCAGTCAGTGAACCAATGCGGATAGAGTTATACAGATGCTGGTTAGTGGATGCACCTGCAACTCGTACACTGATATCATCAATGATTACACTACCCATGGTATTCCAATAGTCTGTAGCAGGAGCTGAACCCACTGGGTCAGAAGCACCTACTCGAACACCACTGTACTGGGTATACCCTTTAACATTGCTGATATGTACCTTCTCTACACCAATGCCACCTTGACCGCCAACAACTACACCATTCCACGTATAGACGGTAGTATTCGGGTCAATATCACTGGTTTTATGCCAAGGATTAACATTGCGAATAGTTACTGACTTACAGGTTAGGTAATCTAAATTTGTTACCATAGCAGAGTCTGCTTCAGTACCCCCTTCAACCCAAAGGATACCAGCAAAAACTGCTACCATGTCATCAGTAGTAAAGCCATAAACGTTCTCAATGAGCACGTCTTCTGAGCACCCAGTAATACCATCACCACGAGATCCCCCTTGAGGGAACGCCTGCGCAATGTGCGAATTAAACCGCAGATTGCTGGCGTGTAGTTTTTTATTTCCAGCATGGTTCATGGAGTGACCACGAAAACTATGGACATACATATTGTCGAGACGAACGTTATTAAACAGGCTAACAATAAATCCGTGTGAAAGGTCTTTGAACGTACCATTGCTATTCAGAGTCTCATCACCCTGACCGGCCCAGTTGCCGTCAAACTCGCCGCCAAACCATTCAAAATCATGTTTCCGGTCACTGACAAAAACCATCATGTTGCAGCGAGCGTTATCAGCGAGTTTAAATACAACGCCTGGTGCGCAAATGACCCGCAGATTTTTAGTGAGCAGGCATTTTAATTTACGTGTGATGTGATAGGTGCCTTTCGGGATAAATACAGTCTCATATGTTGATTTGAACGCATCGTATAACGCCTGCGTGTCATCATGTACACCATCACCAGTTGCACCAAAGGCTTGTGGCATAGTCCAGCTTATCGCCTGTTGAACTGTTAACCCTTGTTCAAGGCCAATCTGGCTTCCGCCGCTTGGCTGCGCCAAAACCGCCAGAGTCGACTGTTCGGCAGCGTCATTAATGATTTGCTGAATTTGATCTCTTGCAGCCTCAGCAGCTAACTCTGAATCCTTAGAGTTCATCTCTGAAGTTTTTGCTGCATTTTCAGATGCAGCAGCCGCAGCAGCGCTGGCAGCAGCTTCTTGAGCTTTTTCTGTAGCTTCCTTCAAAGCTTCATAAGCAAATAAATCAATATCTTTAAAAATAATTGGGTCAGTACCAGGAACCAAAGAATACTGAGGACCATCTACTTGCCATACATCGCCTTGAGAAGAAAAAACAAGAGTTCCATCGACTACATCTTTTGGACCATCAAAATCTACTGAACGAGTCCATGCATTATTCTGAACATCATAGATGCCATTCTCTACAGGATTAGTTTGACCTAAAACTAAAACTCTCATACCTGTAGTTGCGAGTACTGAGTAATCACCTGAATGAGCAGACCAGGTAAGTACCTGATTACCAGATAAAGTAATAGGAGATGCAGCCACTGCTTGAACAGGAGCTTTAACAGCAATGTTTGTAATCAATCCATACTGAAGTAAGAATTGATAAATCTGGTCCAGATAATCTAAGTTATCTGCAACAGCCTTAACATTGTCATATGCAGAGTTGATATACTTCTCAATCAATCCTGCACTTGAATTGCAAGAGTTAACTGGAGGTGTAGACATTATACCCATCCTCTTAAGCAAGGTTTCATATTAGTAGAATTGAGACTAGCGTTATCCAAGTCAAGTTCTTCAATCTTAGAACACTCAGCCTCATACTTAACATTCCACTCCACACCCTTCTGAGTTGCCCCATCACTTGGCAGCATTGAGTAAAAAGCAGCTGCTACGAAATAGCATAATGCTTTTACATGACTTGCCGGTAGAACAACTTCAACAGTAGTTGGGTCTGTAGTGTCAGTAGGAATCCAATCATGATTAGCCCGATACGTTACAAACAGAGCATTAGTATCAATAGGTCTAATTACTTGAATACAATCAAAGGATGGTGTGAAGAGTTCGCAACACATTGCATCATTGTTTAATTGTAATTCATGCCCTACTTCATTAGCTACACGTTCAACTCTAATTACATTCTCTTGGAATGGATAGAATTGACTGTCCTCAATATACTTGTATTTCTCTTGAGAGTCTTGGTTTGTCTGAGCAAATTGTCTTCTCAAGTAGTAATGGGAAATGTGCTCATACATTTGAATAGTTACTTGTCCTTCTCTCAAAGGAAAGCGGGAATGCAGGTCAGTTAAACCAAGATTAATCTGGGTGATAACTTTAGGGTAATCTTTTGCTCTGATACCATTACCCGTATTCCCCACATTAAGTTGGTTTAACTCCCCTGTTGATAACATCTGAAAAAGGTCACTCAATTTCATAATGTGGTCTCAGTCAAAGAGTAAACATCCACCACATTATAAACAACAATCAGACGAGATAACTATCTATTCCATTGTCTGGAGAAGGAGTTGGCATATCCCATACACTGTCTTCTTGGATAGAGCCTCCAGAAGCTTGTGAAGGCTTCCAGACCTTCAGACATGACAACATACTAATCGTATCAATAAAGTCGTCATGCTTTGATTTAAAGCCCTCCACAGTAGCCAACCGAAGCTCATCCATAGCTTCCAACATAATCTTCTCATCCTTCAGTTCTTCAGGAAAAAAGAACTTACCAGCTTTGAACCAAGGTAACACTGAGTTAAATCTCACCATCTTATTGGTGTTAGGTCTGATGCCAGGCTTGTTATTGTTTCCGTCAGAAGCAAAGTTAAACCAGATGTTCCTGTTCATCATCTCATCACGTAACAAGGAGATAAATCCTCCCTGTTGACCAGTGACTTCAATACCTACTGACTGAGGTTGGTACTCCACCACTAATCTAAAGAGGTCATCAAAGTTCTTATTCATTAATTGACGACGACAGATACCATCAACCCAGAACCAATCACCATTGCTATTGATTGCCCATACAGAAATGACCGAATAGTCAGCTGATTGTTTCTCACTGGTAGCAAAGTCAGTAGTGATATAGAAGTTGAACATACCTCTGTTCAGTAAAAGAGACTTACGCTTGTACCACTGGATATCAGATTCCAGTACAAGTCTCTCTTCATCTGAAGTAATCCTCAACATCAGTTCCTGATTGAATGCAGCCACTTGTCCAGTAGCTACAGCAAGGTCATATTGGCTCTTAACGAAGTCATATGAGAAACGGTCTTCCCAAGCACCTACGAATTCTTCTCTCGAACAAGGGAATTTCTCACAAATGGGGAATACGTTGACGTACCAACCACCTGATTCCACTGCTTCATAAAGAATATCGTTCTTGTTAAAGGGTGTGCCACTGAAAACAATCTTTCTACGAGTAGGGTCCAAAGCATAATCAACACCTTTGTATACAGTATCCTTGATGGCCTGCATAGTTGACTTAGATTTAGCATCATCATCACTAACGAGGTCATCCAACACAGCTAAAACAGGACGTTTACCAAAAATTTTAGTACCACGTAAGCCAGTCTTAGCACCGAACATACGAACACCCAACTTATGCCCATCAGCATTAGTAAATTCCATATAGGTATCAGTGAATTTAGCTTCAGGGATGTACTTCTGGAGGAATTCAGAGTTGTTATAGCGGTATTCGATGTTCTTTCTTAATGATTTTACCCCATTTTCCATAGAGTCAGAGATATAAATCATACCTTCGATATCACCAAATCCATCAATCTCACCGTATAGGGCAATATACAGGACGAGATACTCACCAAACAGAGTAGTTTTAGCCATACCACGAGAACAAAGATTAGCTAATCGAGTACGTTTACCTGCCAATTCATCAAGCATCTTAAGATGAACTACTGGAGTAAGGTTAGATTCCCCACTTTCACCATTAACCAACTTGATAAAGTTGACATAGTTAATAGCGAATACAGAAGGAACGTAGTTATTACCATTGAGGGCGGCATAATCAACTGAGTTGAGCCACTCTTCAACAGTCTGTTTAACCATTGGGTCTTCTTTATTCATCGACACGTTCTGATTCTCCATCAATTGTTAACTTGGAATGAGCAATTTCTTGAGCACTGTAAGAACCACCCTCAATGAGTTGGCGCTGCTTCGCAGCTAATTTAGAAGTAATTTCCCTAAGCTCACTGATTACTCCGCCTTCCTGAAGACCTACGTTCAATTCAATCTTATTGGCTTCTGGACGTTTCAAGTGGTTAAGTAATGAGTTAGCTGCATCCGTTCTAACCTTTTCACTCTTAGCATTCAACATCAAATCAGCCTGTACGTTGATTGCTTTCTGGAACACATCAGCATTCAGAACATGGGTAGGAACCAAAGTCTGTTCATAAATAAGGTTAACTAACTTGTTCTTGTTGTAGGCAGACACGTAGCAGTGAATATCTTTGGTAGGAACATTATTATTTAAGAAGTTTTGGTATCGGTCAGGGAATGTTTTGATATAAGACTCAAAGTTGGTGCAACCCATTAACTTGAAACTCACGTACTTCACTGCGGATAAATAATCTTCAATTTTAAATCTACCTTCCTTCATCACATGGGTGTAGGACATAAGATTATCTCTTAATACTTCACCCATCATGGGGTCTGAAAGTACCTGATTAATCTTATCCATTAACTCTTGGTTAATATTTCCCTTGTGATTTGAAGGCATTACAGCTTTAAACTGTTCAATACTAAGTTGAGTAGACATAACTATCTCCAGGATGGTTTACAATTAGAATATAAGTAATATATAGTAAATCCCACAGAGAAATGAAGATACTTAGATGAGAGGCGTACTAGGTTGTAACGGACTCATTATCCAATCTACAACTTAAACTCATGGCGTCAGACATTTGTTAAAGATGGTACGTCTCTCTTCTAAGCACCTTCGGTGCTTTCTTTGGAAAATTAGATTCAGGATTGTTAACTTAGTTGGTTAGAATATTTGACTTTTAATCAGAGGGTCAAAGGTTCAAATCCTCGTATGGAGACCAATTTAGGAAGATAGCGCTAGTGGTAGCAAACTGGATTTGAACTCCGGGCCATCGGTAACGGTGAGGGTTCGACTCCTTTATCTTCCGCCTATTTGATGAGATAGCTAACTCGGTAAAGCGGCAGACTGTTAATCTGTGATATTAGGGTTCAAATCCCTATCTCATCGCCATATTTGCAGGTAACTCTGCAATCCGTGGCCGGTCGGTATGTTTATTGATGTTCCTTGAGGTGGGAAGCTTCTTACCTATATCCAGCATCTTTAAATGAATAACTGGTAGTCCAGCCCATGCGCACGAAAATGGGGACCCTCACCATTGGACGAAACGAGGGTACTTTGCATCCTTAGCTCAGTGGATAGAGCAGAGGAGTTCTAACCCTCTGGTCACTGGTTCGAATCCAGTAGGATGCACCAAGGATAGTTGGCAGAGTGGTAATGCAGCTGAGTGCTAATCAGTAGACTGGAAACGGTCCATAGGTTCGAATCCTATACTATCCGCCAAGCTCACTAAGTTCATATGGGTGAACGCCTGTCTTGTAAGCAGGATGGACGCGGTTCGATTCCGTGAGTGAGCACCAATGCGGGTATGGTGGAATTGGTAGACACAAGGGATTTAAAATCCCTCGCTTAATCGCATACGAGTTCGAGTCTCGTTACCCGCACCATCCAACTTAAAGGAAATCCCAATGCGCTATTTAAAAGTCAATCCAATGGCTCCTAATCGTCAGGAGTTTCGTGCATCAATGTCCCGTAATCGCCGGAAAGAAGTAAAGTCCAAAGTAGCTAAACGTATGGACCGTCCACATAAGCAAGAGCTTATCAACAACGGCTATAACAAACTGATGGCTTTCTTCTTCCCTGGCTTCTGAATACCTGCGCAGCCCGCTGGTATGCCTGAGTAAACGACTGAACGGAGCTATCAACTCCACGCGCTATAGTTCAGAAGTCTACCAAGCCTCCCTGTTCTTGCTAGTCAGGGTTACCAAAACTAGCTTTTTTCATTTAAATCCAACGTGAAAGACGACCGTATCGCTCTCCTGCTGGAACAGTTAGAAGAAGCTCGTGGTCAGATTAAAGCTGAACGTGAAACTCGTCTGGCTATCGCTGAAGCTGATTCTAAGCGTCAGGGTGTTGTTCTCAACACCGGTAAGTAATAAACTCAGATTGTCGTACTCCTACTACGGCGATTGGGATAGCAAGCTGGCTCTGCTCAAACCAGCACACAACAGATAATGGCATTGACCACGGAAAGTCGCCGAGACCGTGACAATAGAGATGATGGAAACGCGAACCGAACAGATGTAGCGTGGCGTCCATCCAGTGCCATTATCGTTGTGGTGAAAACAAATAAAATGAGTGCAAGCGGATGAAAAACACTCACTAACCTGTAGAAAGGTCGAGCCAAAGTGCGGTAATGAGTTCCGAGGTTAGTAGTCACAACACACAACAGGTAAGAGCATTGTAAGTAGCATATCTGGGAAATGCGGCTTATGCAGATGCGGTTCGATTCCGCCGCAGTGCTCTTTCCGTTGTGGGGACCAAAGCCAACAACGCCGAAACTGACATAGTTTCAATAGAGTATCTATACAGGCAGCGCCTGTTACGTATCGAAGACTTAACAGTTAGAGATACCAGAGTACTAGAACTCTGTTACCGAACTCAGGGACTTGCTGGCCTAACCAGCTCAACATCTTATCAATGAGTACACTTATCGTGGTTACCGCGAAAGAAGTGAAAAATGTTCGTAAACTACTTCCCAATTAGGTTCAACTCCTAAACCAGGGTGAGTGTGCTCTTTGATAGTTTTCGTATGCGATTATGCGGTTTTTTAGAAACGAACCAAAAACATAAATGCAAACGATGATGTTGTTCTGATGGCTGCTTAATTGCATAACCATTAGTCAGGGGTGAGTCGCCCTGATTACCAAACGACCATGGAGTGTCCCCGTCCGTGTATTAGAAACGGGGAACCAATCTGAATAACTCTATAAGTGTATTACTTAGTATATTTATAGAGATGTTCGCTGCATCTCGACCATGTATTGCTAAACCCTTTGCCCCTTTCCCACAGGGGCTTTTTTATTCCCAATTCCCGCCTTACGCTTACGCGCTCCCTTCACTCCGCTACGCTACGTTTGGAGCGCTTCGCTTCAGGCTAGTAGGAGACACTCAATGACTACCCCATGTGAAAATTTAGGTTACACCGAAGGTATGCAGTTTATCGTTTGTGATGACACTGATGACTTCGATAGCAGTGAAAGAGTATGGCTTCATGAAGATGATAACAGTGATTGCCCAACATTCAGAAACACAGAAGACTATGATGAAGATAACACTGAACTACAGAATCTTTGGTTAAAGAACGTAGCTCCTGTTATCAAAGGTAAGACACCTGCTCAAGCTCGCGGCTTTAAACCAGGTGATATCTTCATTCTGAATCGTGATGATGACAGTGAAGATGCAGATGAAGGTGCAATCCTTACTCTAACCCATGATGACGGCTCTATCTGTCCTTCTTTTGAATTTGAAAATAAGGATGATGAATCAACATCTGGTTACTTCTACTTAGGTCAACTCAATTATCTTGAACCTAAAGAAGGTCGTAAAGTTCGTATTCTCCATAATAATGTTAGTGGATTCGAAGCTGGAACTGAAGGCATCATTAAATTCATTGATGTAGATGGCGACCTCAACATAGAGGTCAAAGGAGAAACCTTTTATCATTGTCCAGATTCATGCCTCGTATATGGCTATTCAGCAGATGAAGGCCAGTCAGAATCTTCAAATGATACTGGATTAAAGTGCAAAGTTACTTGGACTACTAAGCCAGCTGGTCAATGGAAAGAAGGTGACAAGGGTATTGTTCGTGGTCAGCAGGAAAGAGACCCGCATAACTTCCAGATAGGTGAAGAGATTACTTTTGTACGTGAAAGAAATTCAGAAAGAGGTATCTTTAAAGGTACTAAATTTACTAGTACTCAAAACATCGCCTATCGTCTGATTGAACCAATTGAAGTAGCAGTCGAGAAGATTGAAATTGCTATTGTTGGTGTTGATAAAGAACAGCCTGTAGCTTGCATCAAAGCTATCAATAATATATCTGGTTTAGGTTTATATGAATCTAAACAGACATATGAAAAAGTACGTGATGGGGTTCCTGCAACTATCACTACTACCAAACCACTGGAAGAAGTATCCAAAGTGTTTGGTGAAGCAGGTATTACGTTCTTTAAAGGTGAAACTTTACCTAAAGCTGAACCTCAATCAGAGCTTGTCTTTGTATCTGATTCTCTTTCTGAACTTAAACAAACTTCTTCTAAGTACATGTACTTTGTTGAAGGGGATTCCATTGAAGTCACTTTAGTTGGATACTTCGAAGGCGAACCTATCTGTGCTTATAAAGACAGATGGGGTGATACTCAAACCTTCGTTGCTAAACAATCTCTACTGGTGCCTTCAGATGACTAAACTTCCAGAAGTTAATACAAAACCCATATTTGTTATTGATGGCCTCAATCCAATTGAGGTCACTATCCTTGCCCACTACAAAGACAAAGCTGTATTCATCTATCAGACTTCGGGTGGATTTGAACGTGTAGATATGGCTACAGCTTATTGCTTCAGGAGCCAAAAGAAATGATTGTACTTCCAGCAATCGGAACCACTGTTAATTTAAAAGAACGTGATAAACTTACTCCAGTCAACATTGTTGCTCACTATGAACATAAAGCAATCTATGCGATTGGTTCAGGTTTACAAATGGAAACTGGTTGGGGATACGCTATTAATTTCGAAGAAATCAAACCAACTTCAGATAAGCAGCCCCAAGATAAGTGTGAACCAGGAAACCATAACTATGTACAGATAGCTGAAGCTCATGAAAACAGTGCATTCTGTACTCGTTGTGGTAACACCATAAAACTCTAACCAATGAAAAGACTAATTTGTTGTTTAATTGGTCACAGACTTTGGTTAACAGGCAGGCTATATGATACGCATGGGATTAAGCATGTATACTACTGCTCCCGCTGTCATAAACGTATAGTCAGGTAACTTATGGTTAACGACCCTATCGCACTATCTCTGGAAAAGAGAAAGCTTTGGAGAAGAGCAGCTACCAGATGGACTGACCTACTTACTTCCAGAGATCTCACTACCTCTGAGATGGAATGGGTCTTAGCCAGAAAGGAATACTGCTTACGGAAGGTCCAACGTACTGAACAGGGTTCTGATGCCTCGGGTCTCCGGGGCAAAGACACTTTCATACTAAGCGGATACAGAACCAAGCTAATAAACTAAGGGGTACTATCTGTACCCCATTTCATAAACCAGAATTAAACCAATAGTAATCAACTCTAAAATAAACCATTTCATCTCTCTTCATCTCCACTCATCCTCACAGGAACCAATCCAATGAACGAACTCATTATACTATCATCTCTTGGTTTTATCTTTGGTTGGTTAGTGGGTAGAGCCAACTACAAGAAACAACTAATCAAATGCATATCTGAAATACAATATGCAGATACCTCTAACAATGAACATTTTACTGCTGGTATGCATAGGGGAGTAGAAGCCATCAAGCTCTATATGCAAGACATAATCAAGAAGAACAAAGTAGGTAAGTCCCATAGAATGGACTTAAGTAGTAAGAAAGACTTGTTATCTAAAACATCTAAAAAGAATAATAAAGAATAAATACTACTTGTCAATCTGTAATCTTATACAGGTATCTACATAATATTTTTTGAAGGGTTAGAGGAAATTTATTATTTATGTCTGATAGTAGTATT